TGGATCGCAATGGTATGGCGGGGACTACGTCTGTAGAGAGGAACAGCTCAGAGAACCGCATCACGACTCTGAAGTCGAAGTCAGAGGAGGCTCGCCAGGAGGCGGCGAACTTCGAGAAGGTGTTCCTTAGTGCCAAGGACATTCGCCTCGCTCAAGCGAAGGAGGTGAGTGACCAGACAATCACGGGTCTCAAGGTGGCGCTGGAGATTGGCAGCGGAATTCCGTCAGGACGTGATGCGGTTCATGATCTCTCCCTGCAGCAGGCGCAGGAGGCGGCGTCTGTGACGAACCAGAACTCGTGGGAACACGCAATGCTCCACGAGTCCCAGGTGAGTGGTTTCACCCGTGTGGAGCTGGAGCAGCTGTGCTCGCAGTTCGGCTCAGAGAAGGATCAGGCCTTCCTCGCCATCCAGGCGCAGGGACTCCACGGTGATGACAACCGTCGTATGGCTCTCTACCGTGCGGAGTCAGAGTCACGGGTTGAGGCAGTGACGGCGGCGGCTGCCCTCCAGGCGGCGGAGAATCGTACCAAGGAGATCCTCTACCAGATGGACAATGAGGACTGCTGCTGCGAGACGAAGCTCCTTCTTGCCGAGACGAATGCCGAGACGGCGGGCGTCATTGCGGCGGTGGGTGCGGGGGCGATCCGTGATTCCCTCGCCGCCGCCCAACAGGAGGCGCTCCTGCTGCGGTTAAGGAGGCATTGTTAGAGGGGTTGGTGGTGCCCTTACGGTATCGTATGACATTTTACTCAGTGTGTCTAACAACCCGAGTAAAATGTCCCCACGTGCGGCAGTAATGTCTGTGCCATCCGCAGCCTGGTTTCAACAAGCCGCCCATTCGAAAGGAGCAAAGGATGCTCTGATTCAGCACTATCATATTAACGGAAATGAAGGAAATGAAATTCATCAGGCTTCGTATGCAAATACAAATCGTGCAGAAAAAATCAGCACGGCTATTCGAGATTCATTAGAGAGGAATAATTCATCACAAATAACATCAATCGAACGTAATTCCGCTGAGGGTCGTGCTCATATGTTACATACACACACAGACGAGGCTAAACAGGAGGCGGCGAATTTTGTGAATGTTTTGATAGGTTCGAAAGATAATCGTATCGCCCAAGCCAGAGAGGTCAGTGAACAAGCGGTTTCGGGTCTCAAAACGGCGATAGACTTTGAGTTTGAGGTCCTTGATAGTACTTCGACGGATGCCAAGAACGCAATTCGGGCTCTACGCATACAGAGTGCGGTTGACACTCTTGATGTGATGGACACTGCCACTAAAAATAACGGTGATGTCTTGGCAAAAATAGAATGCAAAGTTGCCAAGGTAGAACTTGCCCAGCTGGCGGCACAACACGACGCCGAAAAAAACAACACCTTCCTCGCCATCCAGGCAGAGAAGACTCACGGGGACACGAACCTGCGCCTTGCTCTTGACCGTGCTAGAAATGATGAACGGGTTGAAGCCGTCACTGCCGCTGCGACACTCCAGGAGGCGGAAGCTCGCACTAAAGTCCTCCTCTATGAAATCGAAACCTCGGGGGCGACAGCACGCGCAGCCTTCCAAGCCAAGCAACTTCTGCGAACAACGACTGAGCAGACCGAGCAAGTTGTTACGGCCTCGTCAGTTGCATCCGCTCGAGACGCTCTTGCCGCCGCCCGTGCAGAGGCGGCGATGTATCGGTCGGCGCCGAGACGCGATTAAACGCCCCGTGTTTCACTGTAGATCCTCAGCGTATAAGTCCGAGTAGATGAGCATCGTTCAACCCCTTCTTACACCACCGCAGCAGGCAGAGATTGTCGCCTATGTGAACCAGTACAGAGCTAAGAACCAAGCACCTCCTATGACATACTCTGCAACGGCCGCCGCCTTCTCCCAGACATGGGCTACAAAGCTGGCAACCACAAACACATTTAAGCACAGCGGCTCTCCGTTATATGGGGAAAACCTTGCCTATTTTGAAGGGTACGGAACGGATCCAATGACACTCATCAAGTTAAGTATTGATGAATGGTATAACGAGATCTCAAAATACGATTTCAGCAACCCTGGCTTTTCAGATGCCACAGGCCATTTCACATGCTTAGTCTGGGTTTCCTCCACCTCGTTTGGTGTTGGGATTGCGATCAATCCGAGCACAGGAGCAGCAGATGTTGTTTTGAATACCGCGCCACCTGGAAATGTCATTGGCCAGTTCGCTGCGAATGTCCTTGCACCTGGCTCTACACCCTCACCGCAGCCGCAACCACAACCGCAACCGCAACCGCAACCGCAACCGCAACCGCAACCCACACCCATACCCCAGCCCTACCCCCAGCCCCAGCCGCAGCCGCAGCCCTACCCCCAGCCCTACCCCATACCGCAGCCCATACCCCAACCCCACCAATCCCTTCTTACATCCTTCGCTCGATTTCAAGTGGCGCTGCAAACAACTCACTCCACAAGAGCCGCCGCCCTGCTCATTAACAACTTCATATCCCTTGTTTTACACTCTACGCTGAACCCGAGTGTGAAAAACTACGTGATTCGCTTGCTCTATGCGATTAACTATGGTATCCAAACAAATATGAACAAAATAAATATCTCCTATTTTTTAAATACTATTGGTAGGATCCTTTCCCAGCATGAGCATCAGCATCAGCATACGCAAACAACGCACAGTCCCGAATATTTGAATGCCTACCGTCAGAATAAATCCAAGTCGAAGCCAGTATGAGTTGTCCCTACGCCAACCTCCTCGGCGTCCCAGGCCAAGGTGTGCATGCGCCACGGGTTGCAGGCCTTTCCTACAACGACATTCTTCTTACAATTGCCGGGATCTGCATTACAACAGTTGCAACAGGTACATCTATCTGGTTAAATACTGTTTTCTGGTTTGTCTTGGGTGAGCTTCTTCATATAGCATTTGGAACCCAGACTGCCTTTCTTACAATGATTGGAGTCAAAGCGTGCTAGCCGCAACTCCGCCTTAGACTACGTCAGCCCCAAGGCGACCCTTCCCCCGTAGCCCGAATCTTAGAGGAAGGAAGCTCGTTGAGAAGCAGCCACGCGCGTGCCAGACGTGTCATTCCAATACCGCCGCCAAAGCGAGGAAAGAAGTCAAACTTCAGGAACTCCTCGAGCTCCGCCTCGACCCTCTCCTTGCCGAACAGCTCAAATAGCTTTGCCGCATATGCACCGTCTGTGATGGAATAAAACACCCGACGCATCTCCTCCACATCACATGACCGCTCAGCCGACCCAATCGTCTCCTGACCGTACATGATGACATCGATCTTGTTGTAAAGTCCTGACGCAGAGCGCTTCATATTCCAGAACGGGCTCGTGCGCTCAGGAAAGTTCTGCAGGCTGACCACGGCGCCCTTCTCCCGCCACATCCTCGACTCGTGCTCATCCTCGAGAGTGGCCACACCGCCATACTCTGCACACGTTGTATCGTAGTCCGCAATAACAGGCGCGGCAAAGCCGAGTGCCGCCAGCAGCTCCGCCTCCAGCGCCGCCAGCTCCGTCATCCCGCCACGGCTCTCAAACTCGAACATCGGAAAGATCTTCTCGTGGCGGCCAGGAATCGGCTCCTTCTCGTCCCGGTAAGATGTGCTGACGCAGAACACGCCCGGCCACGACGGGTTCCGCAGCAGCTCATACTCGAGCCACATCTGGCCTGTCTGGGGAAGTGGCCACACCAGGCCATTGTATGTAAACGTCGCAACCGAATGCGGATTCTCGCACGCAGCCAGAATCGACAGGCGAGACTGTGTCGGAACTTCCTTGTATCCACGCGCAACGAAAAACTCGCGGAGCTTCGAGACAAGCGTGTGGTAGGTCTCCGTATCCTTCATAGGGGTTCTATTACGGAGCGTAAGTTCTTGCGTCCGCCGTGGACGCAGTCTATGACTCTAGCCACGCATCCCATCCATGCTGAGCGATATACTGCATCTCACGCATGTATCCTCCAATCGCAGATCCAGAGTAGTTATTCAACCCATCTGTGGAGTTGATGATTGTATTAATGTTAGGATCCTCGCTGAACATGTATCCTCCCTTACCCACCTCTTTTGCCATGGCACCCCACATGTTCAGGCGGGTAATCGTGTCGTAGAAGTCCTTCAATCCTTCTGTCATGCTCTTCGAGTATCCGAGACTCTGGAATTCACCAGGCGCAGGCGCAGAAGCAGAAGCAGAAGCAGAAGCAGCCATTGTAAAGGGGACTTCGATTCAGGGGGGCGGCTCACCTTCAACTTTTACCTGCCTTACACTCCAGCATAAGTTTGCGGCTAGTCTACATATATCCAAATACACAGACTAGCAAATGGCATGTCCGCAATGCATCTCAAATCCCAGATCCCACAGTTTCATTCAAATTGGTGAAACGGCAGACGGTGTCCGGCTCTGGTACACTGCAGCTGGCCAAGCAGAGGAGCTCGTGGACACCCCAACTACATTCAGTTATTTCAAAACGCATCTTGACCAAGCTCGTGACTCGCCCTGGATCTGGATTTTTGATTGTGCCAAAATGACCGCGCATCAGCAGTCCTCTGTGGCCTTCATGCGTAGCCTAGTCGGCGCTCTCTCAGCAGAACACGCAACCCTCTTACAAGGAATTCTTATTCTTCATCCTAACATTTGGATGCGTGCTGCAATTACACTCCTTTCACCCTTTCTTCATAAAAAAATAATACGAAATATTCGTTATTTTAGTCAACCAGATTCCCACTTCTTACACGAAATTCGATCGGCTAGACTTAGCTCAATGCCGTGGAGAGTATAGATTTTCTGCGTTCTAACCAGAAATCTATAATGATGTTTGCTATGCCCCTCTTCCTCGCGGTTCTCTTCGTTGTTCTGACTCCTGGCGTTCTCCTGTCCCTGCCCCCCAAGGGAACTCTCTTAACCAAGGCGATCGTCCACGCCCTCGTCTTTGCTCTCGTCTATTACCTGCTCAACTCCACGGTGATGCAGTATGATGGCTTCACGAACTCCGCGGGCACAGCGTGCACTGAGGCGGAGGAGTGTGAAAGCGGCAGCTGCGAGAACAACATGTGCACTTAAGCGCAGCACCCGCTGCTAAAACTTGAAGGGCACACCCTTTCTAACACCAAGTCCCTCCCCTGCTCTAGAATGGCCGACTTCAAGCCCACTATTCTATCCGCTCTTGAGACGCTGAAGAAGAAGGAGCTCGCCGAGAAAGCCCACTTCAAGGCTCGTGCCTACACCAAGGTGATTGACGAGCTCAAGGCCAGCGCCGCACCCATCCGCACCATCGATGATCTCGACGGCATCGCCGGCGTGGGCGCCAAGATCAAGGCGAAGATCCAGGAGATTCTGGCAACCGGCAGCCTCGCCTCCGCTAACCGTGCTCGTGCTGAGCTCCAGCTCGACGCCAAGGACATCCTGCAGGGCGTCTATGGGATCGGCACTGTTAAGGCGGCTGCTCTCATCGATGCTGGCATCAAGACGATAGACCAGCTCCGTGCCGCCGTCGCCGCCGATCCTGCGCTGCTGAATGATAAGCAGAAGGCTGGACTCGCTCACTATGAGGACATCCAGGAGCGCATTCCACGGGCAGAGGTTCAGGCTGTGGAGAAGATTCTGAATGACAACCTGGGCACGCAGATGAAGGCGACGATCGTCGGTTCCTACCGCCGCGGCGCCGCAGACTCAGGGGACATCGACTGTCTTCTTACACACCCATCCATCTCGGCACCTATGCGCACAAAGTTCTTCCGCGACTTCGTGGATCGGCTGGTTACCTCAGGGTTTATGATCGAAATCCTCGCCAGCGGGGAGCATAAGAATCTGAGCATTGTCCGGCTACCTAACGGAAAGGCTCGCCGCCTCGATCTCCTCATGGTTCCAAAGGATCAGATTGCTGTGGCTACGCTGTATTTCACCGGCTCTGGAGAGTTTAACGTCGCATTCCGCAAGCACTGTCTCAAGCTCGGATACACGCTAAATGAGCACGCTCTGACTAAGACTGGCTCCGTCCCTGACGCCGTCGAGCCGCCGCCCTTCAAGTCCGAGCGCGATATCTTCGACTTCGTCGGCCTCGTGTACAAGGAGCCGGCAGAGCGCACGGGGGCGTCGGCGGTGGAGAAGGTATAAAAAGAATGTAGGTTGGTAAATATTTTCTAATTTCGTCTACCTCACATATTCTCTATAGTCGAGAATATAAATGAAAGCGCCTTTCTTATAAATCCTTCAACCACTCGGACAAATTTATTAGAGCCTTACAGTGCTGAGCAAGACCAGCCTCTCCATCTGTGCTTGCGTTCTTGATCGAGTTATCTAGAATATCAGCAGGCCACATGTCAATGAGTGTTTTGAGTTGAGTGAGAACATCGCGAGGAGACTTTGTTGAAGTCCGCGTGTGTTCCGTTACCTTTGTGGTGGTTCCAGAACGGAGACAATCACTATTAGATTTCTCCACAGCAGTCTCCTCTGTGGCAGCCTCCTCTGTGGCAGTCTCCTCTGTGGCAGCCTCCTCTGTGGCAGCCTCCTCTGTGGCAGCCTCCTCTGTGGCAGCCTCCTCTGTGGCAGCCTCCTCTGTGGCAGCCTCCTCCGCAGCCGCAGTCGCAGTCGCAGCCGCAGCCGCAGTCGCAGCCGCAGCCGCAGCCGCAGCCGCAGCCGCAGCCGCAGTCTTCTCTGCGGCAGCCTTCTTCTCATCCGAAGACTCAGTGATCACAGTGAATGCTTCATTCAGATTCCACTTTGTAATACCTGAGTCGACTGTCTGTGTCCCTGTGTGACTGTAAGTCTGTGCAATCTTCCAAACAAGATGCTCAAACAGCTTCAATATGATACGCGGAGAATTTCTAAGATCAGTGCGATGCTTTTCACACTGAATTGCCATGTACTTCTCTGCAGCTACATGATCTGTGAAATGAACCTCTGCGCGAATTCCGCCTGCATTGCGGACAGCCCCCCACGTTGAAGGAAAGAAGGGATGTCCAAGGATTCGATCCATAAACTGGCAATATAAGCCACGAAGGATATCCCTATTACTATTAAATGCCGTTGTCTGTACAGTTTGCTCATCATAACTGATACAGGAAGTCCGAATCTCCATCTTTGTAGCTGTGAATGCCTCCACCCAAGACTCAGGTTCAGAGCGCAGAAGAATAGTCTTGTACCTCTTATCAGGGATAAGTGTTTTGGCATCTGTCAACCAGAATGTCTTCCGCTCATCCTCTGGCGTGATTCCCTCAACTCCAATCTTTACTTGAAGGATTGTTCCATCGCCAATCTCACGAATCTCGACCTCTGAAAGCAGACGCTGAAACTTGGATGGGTCTCCAAGAGGGTTCAGCGCATCCTTTTTACACAGTCGAATAAGGGATCCATCTGATGGCAAGTAGTTGAACTCCTTTCCGTCGAGTAGAGGCTGGTAGTAAAACAGCCGACATGACTTCATGCACACCTTGAGTTCCTCCTCGAGATCCTCTGGCAAAGAGGAGTACTCCATGATCTGTAAGAAGAAGTGTTCAGTCTTTCCATCTAGGATAGACTGAAGCTGTCCCTTGATGTTCTCGTCTTTTACAAGTGTAATGACATCCTCCAAGCGTGAGCGGATATCATCTGTGCAAGACCGAGTTGACTGCATGTAGGCGCGATGGTCTACATCCCGATAATTGCGGCTGCCTTTTTCCGTCTGCTTCCAGGCCGCAATCATCTTACCAAGATCAAACTCGAGAAAGGTGGGTTTTGAGCCAGCCACCTTCGACACGTAGGTGATATGCGCAGGATTGAAGCGACCAAGGGCACTACGGTGCCCCTTGTTCTTGAGTCCACGTTTACCCACGCTCTTTTTCTTGACCTCGCTGCTAAGATTGAGAAGGCTTCCTAGATCCGCCACTCCCTCTCCATGATCAAAGTCCACCTTGTAGCACTTCTGCGTAGAAGAGCTTAGCTTCGTTGTCACACATGTTGTGAACTGACTCTCTGCGTCGAGCGAATTATCAAACAACTCAGTCTGTGCTGCTGTGATTGTAAGACCATTGGCTCCTCCAATCTCCTGTAGCATCAAGAGCGCAAAGGGCTGTGACTCATGGAGAGTTGACATGGTGGGACACTAAAAAGTCGAGCCGGCCGCCCTTCAACTTTTTCCCTCCCCCCCGGCACTGCAACTTTTTTGCAGTTAAAGTTGATTCAAACTCTAGATTAGAACTCCAAGTCCCAATGGCATTTCGTGAAGTCTCTGTTAAACTAACGAAGTCTATTCCCCTCGCCGTTAAGAAAGAGCAAGGCATCTATTTCACACCGAAATCAGCACGCGATGTTCTGTTCTCTAGCTTACCTCCCTTTACTCCAACTCTTATTCTAGAACCCTCCTTTGGTTCAGGAGAATTCATCCAAGATGCTAGGGAGAGATGGCCATCTGTTCCTATTCTTGCTGTGGAGAAGAACCTTACAATTTATAATGCATACGTTCCTGTTCCTAGTGTTCAGACCTTCTGTGCTGATTTCTTGACTTGGGAGAGTACTGCAGCTCCAGACCTTATTATTGGTAATCCACCCTACTTTGTCACAAAAGATCCAAATCCAGACTGTATGACAGGCCGCCCTAATATTTACATTGCGATCCTCTACAAATGTTTCCGTCTTCTTGCGTCAAATGGGATTCTGGCCTTTGTACTTCCCACATCCCTCCTCAACTCCTCCTATTATAATCCTATGCGAGAGGTCTTAGCAACTGAATCGACGATCGTAAGTCTTCAGCTGCTCGACGCATCCTTCTCTGACACAGCTCAGCCAACACTCCTCCTTATGGTTCAAAAAACCCCACCTCTAACAACTCCATATGTTCTCCGCATTGGTTCAGCCACCCTTCTTTCACCAAAAGCAACACGTCTACAGGAGCTTCTCTCTGAAGGTAAATCGATGAAAAGCCTTGGGCTTCGTGTAAAAACGGGTGAGGTTGTTTGGAACCAGATTCAGTTTGTAGAGGATGTTGATGTCCAGGCATCGAAGAAGTCAAAGTCTACAACTCAAAAAGGAACCTTGACAAGTGATCCTCATGAATCAACAATCCTTTATTACAGTGGAAATTTGAAAGGTACGGAACTGTCGCCTCATGTAGATCATCCTCTCAAGAAGCCCTATCTGAAAAACTTTAAGAAGGATCCAATGGTGGGTCCAGCAATTCTCATGTCTCGCGGGTATGGGAATACCTTCTCATTCACATATGCGTACATTCCCGAAGAACGTGAATTCTATGCAGAGAATCACGTGAATGTTATCAAAGCAATACGTCCATCTTCAGCACCTGCGCTTGAAAGATTACACCGAAGCTTGTCGAATCCAAAAACGGCAGAGTTCCTTCATTCCTTTGTGGGAAATGGGTCTCTTTCGAAGACGGAGCTGGAGGAGATGTTGCCTGTCTTCTAACACTCGCGAACGAGGCGTGTTTGCCACGCAGGAAAGAGAATTCCTAGATGATTTTTCCAGCGGAGCAACATTTCAATAGTTGTCTTAGGTTCTTCTGTCTGGATAACTAGGAGATTGCCGTTCCGGACGCCGATGACATTCTTAGCGATTAGTTCAGTCGGCTTCAAAGAGTCGTGATAGAATGCGCCATTATGAAAGAGGAGGAACTTCTTCCCAGCTTGCGATCGCTGGAACTCAGCGGTTAGAGCATCAAGACGAGTCGTTGATGATACACGGTTCAGAAAGTCTGTGATTGACTTCGAGACAATCACAGACTTTTTCTTATTTAGTTCGGTTGACGCGGCCTTCTCCGCAGTGTAGGCTTGCTCGAAGAAAGGGTGCGATCCTGTGTTCTGATGAACTTGCGCAAGATACACATCTTCTGGCGGTGTATCGAGGTTATAGAGGGAAGCCGTTTGAGGTAGATACGTATCGTAGAAGAATTTTGCATAGAGTTCATTATGGAATTCTTTGTTAGCAGCAAGGCTAACAAACTGAGGAATTGACGTAATCCCTTTTGCTCCATATTTGAACTCAACAGGAACACGAGTGCCATCCGCAAAGGTTACAAGGAAATCGTAGTTTGAGCCGCGTCCTCCCTTAGCCTTTAGTTCTGTCACAGCCTGATTCTTACCAATCTCGAGCAGCGCATCGTTGAAGAGTTGTGCGAGATGAGTCCATGCTGTGCCATGTACAGGATCATGCAAGGGTGCTGTTCCATTGGCAATAGACATGAGAACCGCTTCGCGGCGTTTGTTTAGTCCATCATTAGATTCACGACCTTTACCTTTCGACGGCTGGGTAAAGAGTAGGATGTCAGATGCTGTTGATGCTTCTGCTGGAGTTTCAAGAAGACTCTCAAGTCTAGCAACTGTCTTTTTCATTTCTGCGATGACGCGATAAAGTTCGGCGAGATCCATATTCAACAGCGGGGGACTTAAGCTCCCAGGCGTCCCACCACTTCACTTTTTACACCTCTCACCCACAGTAGATGGACTGGGTGGAAAAGCTCGGATCGGTTAAGAGAACAGAATTTGTGAGAGAAATGCAGCGAAAACAAACGGATGGTACCTACGCAGCTCAACCCAAAACCCTTACAAAGAATCTAGGGAAGCTTGATACTCAAATCCGTCATTTGGAATCAGGAGATGGCGCAACCGGCCTTAAATCTGAACGGGCGAAGTTGCTGAAAGACTTTGGGCAGAGTCTTGCACCGCAATTCTCTGTTGTTCGGCCGCCTGCCTCTAAAGCAGCGGCGCCGTTCGTATCTCCGATGATGATGGAGCAGGCGGCAGCGGCGGCTGTTCCTGAGCCTGTGGCAGCGCCTGTGGCAGCGCCTCTGGCAGCGCCTCTGGCAGCGCCTGTGGCAGCGCCTGTGGCACCGGCAGCACCTCAGCCTGCGGCAGAGGCACCCAACCCCTTTAACATATTTCCAGATATTACTCCTGCCGCATCTAAGCCTCAAGCTGCGCCTGTATCCGAACCTGTCCCATGTGAAATCCTCTATGATCCTTGCACAGGTGATCCATTAGAAGTAAATACGATTAATGAACTTGAAAAGCGCATTCGTGAATTAAAAAAGAAAAAGGATAACATTCCATATGGTCTTTATGGCCTTATGAATACCACCTCAAATTATGACTTTTTGATGACAGTATTTGCAAATCCTCAAATAAGTTTGGATGATATGGTCTCCTTTAAATTGTCTGAAGGACGCGCTAAACCAGGCACAGATATATTTGAAGTACTCTGTAGAGTGTTTGTATTACTGGGAGGGATAGATGGTGTAAACCCGCGTACAGGAGGAAATTATCGTTTTATGGATAGAATTGAAAGTGGCGGAGTAATGTATGAAGATACACGCAAAGCTCTTCAGCATATGAAATGCATTGCATCGAGAGGTTCTGGTGTCAGTGATATTACACTTGTAAAATATGATGCTGTAAAAAAGACTATTAAACCCGATGATTCATACTGTGAAACAGGGTGCGACATTAACCAATATGATATGAATGTAAAAACTTATCTTATGAGTGTAAAATGGTATAGAGATGAAAAGAATGCCGAGCATTATGACCTTGAGAAACTTTTTACTTTAGCAAATCAGACAACTTCTGTTGAGCAAAAACCTATTGATATTATTGTATTTCTAAAAAGTAAACACGATTTTCAGGTGGCACATAACAGGTCATATCGCCAATACGTAAAGACTCTCGCAAAAACATTTTTTGGATGGATTGAAGATGTAAAACCATTCCTTGAAGAAAAACGTCATGCTATCTTTGAAGGGGCTGCACTTAAAGGTGTGACACCTGCTGAACTGATTGACTCTCAATACTTCATTCCTGGTACAAAACCTATCTTGTCTCTACAGCTACATCAAGATATTATTGTAAAAGGTGTATGTGACTCTATAGATACGAATGATGATAATCAGTACTTGATCGGCGTTCTTCCCCGCGGCGGTAAGACATATATCGCAGGCGGTATTATACGTGAGTATTTAGGAAGAACAAAGATACAAAATTTAAATGTGTTCTGGCTCACTGCTGCGCCTAATGAAACAAAGGCACAAGTTCAAGAAGATCTTTTGGAAAAGTTTCAAGACTTTGATAATTTTGAATTTATTGAAGTTAAGTCAGAATCTGATGTTAGAAAGACAAAACCCCATACAGTTTTCTTCTGTTCCACGCAGCTTCTTCTTGCTTCACAAAAACCAACTTCAAGGAAACGAACATTTCTGGATGATCTTGTAACAGGAAAAGATAGACTAGGTTTAATCTTCTTTGATGAGGCACATAAGACAGGCACAGGTGAGCAAACAAAATCACAGATTAACACCTTGGTAAAAACGTATTCTCAAACTTTGCCCTTTATCTTTTTAACTGCCACTTACTATAATATATTGTTTGACTACCAGATACAACATCAGAATATATTTATCTGGGACTATACAGATGTTCTCAGCTCGCGAGCATTAGCAACAGAATCTGAACAAGAGCGTGCTCTTCTAAATCTTCAAACCCGTTTTGGAAAAAATCTTGTAGATGGAATCATTTCCCGTCGCAAGGCAATCGGTGAAACACTTAATACAATGGCGAAAGCTTATATAGGGTTTCCAGATTTGTTGTTTGTATCTGCTGATTTTCAGAAAGAGGCTCTTGATCGTTTTACAGAACAGAACAAGTATCGCCCCGATTCTGGATTTAGTTTGAATTCAATCTTTGGAATTCGTCCTGATGCAACTCTTGCTGATATTAAGGGTGCCGATAACAAGATAAAACCTGATGCTTATAGAATATTCGTAGATCTTGTAAATCCGCGCAATATCATATCCCTCCTTACACCTCGTGAAACATTTCTAGAAGCTGGAGCAGGAGGCGAGCCTTTATTAAAAGAGGAGGGCGAGTCTCTCGAACCTTCAATCCTTGGTCGTATTAATCGAATGAGTGAAGGATCTGAAAGTCGGTTCCGTTTAGATGAGAATCCAACACTCTTGATGTTCATGCCGACGGGCGGCCAGGGGTCTAATATCTTCTATCTCCTCGCTGCGTGGGCATCTCTTTTGATGAACCACAAATGGTGGGCAGCGAGGTATGAGGTTGCCTGTGTTGTAGCTGGAGAAAATCTCTCGGCTATTGATGTAGCCACCCTTTTACAAGCCCAGGCAGAATCTGCACAGAATATCCATCTTATTGATAAGAATCCAAAATCCAGCATTCTTCAGCTCGAGCGTAAGCTCCATTGTGAGAAAGGGAAAGGCCTTGTGATTCTCGCAGGTGAGAAACTGAGTATGGGTATTAGTTTGCCCTGTACAGACGTTGTATTTCTGTTTAATGAGAAGAAGTCGCCAGATGACATAATCCAAAAAATGTATCGTGCCCTTACACCGAGCCCTGGCAAAAAGTCTGCGTTTGTTGTGGATCTCAATCCCGTTCGTACATTAGCTGCTCTTTATGGATATACACGTGCTTCACATAAAGAATCGAATTCTCCCTCACAACTTCTTGATATTATTTATGATACATATTCATGGGATTCTGATGTATTTGAATATAATTTGAAAAAGGGAGCTGACTCCAAACCCTTGTCATTCCAGGAAAAACTTAAAAAGATGTTTGAAGCTGCGGAGAGAGATGGAGATTATCGGGTTAATGAAGATATGGGCGGATTTGAAAAAAAACTGACAAAGAATATTAAATCTGCATTTATTACTGACCCTAGACTTGTAACTCTTGTTCAAGCTCAATTCACTTCCAAGAAGCTTGAGGTAATTGGGTCAAAGATTGGTCTAAAAGAGGGGTCTCAAATAACATTAGATAATACTGGTAAATTAATTATTCGTACAAAAAAAGAGAAGAAAGTTGTTGAAGGCAGTGAACCTGTATATGAAGATGTAGAAATAACTATTGATAATTTTGTATCGACAGTGAGTGATTTTATTAAGTATCTTGCTATCACAAGTACTGCATCAACACTAGCCGATGCCCTTGCTGAATATGAATTGAATAGAGTGAATCAAGAAGGGAGCAGCCTCCGACGCAATCTGTTACACATGGTGCGGTCTAGTATAGATATCAAAGGCTTTGATGATGCCCTCTTGTCAAAGTTGTTGGTATCTGCTGTCAAAGATTTTGCGTATAATAGTAGTGAATCAATCTTTCGCCAAATGAAAGGCAAAGTTGATGAAAAGTCTATACGAAAAGATGCTGTTCTGAACATAATCCACAGACATCTTACACCCAAGAAGAAAGCAAAAGAAGATAAGGGAGAGGTGTTTACGCCTATTGAACTTGTTGAGCAAATGTTATCACACCTACCTACATCTGTTTGGAAGAATCCGGATCTTAAGTGGCTTGATCCTGCAAACGGAATAGGGAACTTTCCTATTGTTGCATTTTATAAGCTGGATGATGGATTGAAGACATGGGAGCCGAATGAAACAAAGAGACGTAGGCATATTGTTGACAAGATGCTCTATATGTTGGAGATTCAGAGCAATAATACGCGTATCGCCCGTAATCTATTTGAAAAATTATGTGATACTTGTAAGCCAAACATTCTAACAATAAATAGCCTTGAAATGACATCAGCAAAACTAAAGGCAAAGGGATGGCCTGAGAAGTATGATATCATTATGGGAAATCCTCCCTTTAATGCTGGTGGATTATTGAAGGGTGGTGGAACCCTATGGCCCAAATTTGTAAAACTTGCTTTTGACTTAGTTGCTTCAAATGGATATATTAGCTTTGTTCATCCTCCAGGATGGCGTAAGTTTTATGACCCAGAAGATAGAGATAATCAAGGAAAGATTTGGTTTGATATACGTGAGAAGGGATGGAATCTTGATTATGTTAATGTGAGTGATCAGCCACCCAAGCACTTTCCTATTGTAGACTACTATGTGATTCATGCTAAAAAATCAGATGCCATAACTAAATACGACTCAACCTTTATGGGAATAGTGGGTAAAGGCGAGACAAAACTTGATTATCCATTTATTCCGAATATATTGAATGATGAAACATTAAGTATATTAAAGAAGTTGTTTAAAGCGGATGGTGAGACTATTGATATTATTCGTAATCAAAGTTTTCAAGCAACTGAAAAAGATGAAGGAAAGCCAGGGATACCACATTATCATTTTATAACAAGAACAGGTGAAAAGAAATTTTATAATAAGGAATATGCCTCGGTCCCTGAATATATAAATAAAGATAAAGTTATAATGACATGTAAAGCAGGATATGAAAAAGGAAAATTATTTGCGTTCTATAGTGATAACAAAATGGGAACAACTGCAAACTCAATGTATATGCTTACAAAATCAAAAGCACAGGGTGAGAAACTGGTTAAGTTTTTTAACTCTGATATTATTACTTTTCTAATGAAAATAACACAATATTCTGCTCCTCCAAACTATATTAATGAACTTAAAATACTCAATAAATTAAAGATGCCTGATTCATTAGATTATGGATTAACCGCAAAGGAAACTGAACTTATTAAGAAGATTGTTGGTGCAAAAGAAAAAGAGCCAACAGAAGGCGGTGCCCGCGCCCGCCAAACTCGCCGTCGTACTCGTGTCTAGACCCCTTCTCACACACTCGCACCTAGAACAACCCGTGCAGCTCCAGCTGCGCCAGTAGCAGAAGCAATTCCCTCCGTTACCAGAATCCGATGGGCATCCATCACTGCGCTTGTAAAGAGCCAGAGTACACCAGGCACCAAGATCCACAGAATGAACTGTCCCACAGCATACAGCGGCAAGTACGTCCAGCCGACAAGGAAGAGAATCATCAGATTGATGACCGCCCAGTTGCCGATTGCGCTATAGACGTAGGCACAGAATCCAAGGAGGTTCTGGAGTTCAGAATGAACGGCGAAGAGCCCAAGGGCACCGAAGATAAATGTCAGGAAGCTGATGACATAGAGGGGTGAGAAGGCGAGGAAGCGATATGTTATGAGGCCACCTGAAGATCCCATGTAGGTTGCGATCGTCGTCTCGACGTAGATGAGAGCCACAACCATCGCCACCATTGGTGCGGCGATGAAGCAGGACACGACACTGCGATTAGCCGCTAGACTCTTCGTTAGACTTCTGTAACAGTTGCGACAACCTTTACAGAAATCAGAGGTGGACTTGACCGCGATGGCGCCTTGGTTGAGCAAGACATCTTTCGGATATCCTTGAGGGGCGGCGTTCATTCTGTGAGCTGGACGGGGACTTGGGTATGCTAGCGCCCCACCACTTCACTTTTTACACATATCACCTGTTGTCATCTACGTCATCCACATCGTCATCCACATCATCATCCTCGTCGTCATCCACATCATCATCCTCGTCGTCATCCACATCGTCATCCTCGTCGTCATCCTCGTCGTCATCCTCGTCGTCATCCTTTTTGTTAAGTTTGTGTCCTTTTACGTGATTTTTTGCATAGCAATCAGGGGAGTAATGACCCTCTCGGCCACATCGATAACACTTGCACGATCTTGATTCTTTCTCTGCGCTTATGCCTGTACACGTCGTCTCATGTCTTGAACTTGCTGATTCGCTTGAGAACTCTTTACCACATGTCATACAGCCATACACATACTCGATTTCTTTCTTAAATGTGGCTGTGCGACAGCGTGCAGCAAAGTGACCTGATTTACCACATTTGTTACAGCAGTCTGTTGCACCCCGCAGCTCCCGTGTAAGTGCCTCTGTTTGCACTGCATCTAGCTTTTTGTTCACATAAGCGCCGCCACGCACATTGTCAATTCCGTGAACAGCCATCAACTCTTTCACAATCTTATCTTCATCAAATACGCTTGCACCCTTAATCGTGCGTTCCAGTTTTACAGGAGCGTGTTCACGTGTCCACGCTGACCCCTTACCGCTCACGTGCTGTGCGTACCTTCGCTCAACATCATCTGTCTTGCCGACGTAGTACTTCCCTCCCTTCAGTCGCAACACATAGATGGTCGTTGACATGTTGTTATACGTGAAAAAGGGACTTAAGCTCCCAGGCGCCCACCACTTCCCTTTTTACACCTACCCACATTACCAAATACCCTTTGCCTCCCTCATTACAGCATTCTTGAACTCATTCGTATAGAGGTGCTTCTCAACCTTCATCAATGATGTGAAGCGTTGTCCATCATATGTCTTAGACCAGTCCTTAAAGAAGTCCTCGTCAGGCATTGGGGCGGTATCGCCTGTACCTTTCTGATTGCAATGTTCATCCCATGCTCTTTTCTTCAGACGCATCCTGGCAGCAACAATAATGTCGACCACATCCTCTGACAACTTCATCCGCAACTCCTTTTCTTGATAGACACTGTACTCTCTCTTGTACAAGAGCTTGAGAAGCTTAGCTACATGGTAATGAGAATCATCAAGACGAGTCTGAACATACTCAATAATCTCCTCTTCTTGAGGCTCTTCAATCTTGACTTCCACTGTAGGATTCTTCCTCTGCTGCCACAGCGATCCAATCTCTGTGATAATCTGCTGAGGGGTGAAGTCTGGATGTGCCTCCTTCACACTAGGACGAATCGATTTCACGAAATTCTGGTATGTCTCTGTGGGAGGCTCTGTAACTGGTGAGAAGTCTGTTACAGTTCCATCCAGATCATCCATCAAATCAAAGAACTGCTTGACTATTTCAGGTGTTGTCCGAAAGAACTCACGCCGTGCATTCGTCCGTTCTGCATACTTCTCAAGCAGCGCGTGAAGGGTCGACTCCTTCTGCGCAGGATTCTTGACTCTCTTCGCAAATTCAATAACAAACGGAGTCGGCACTCCTGTTGTAGAGGAGAGTTCCTTGGCACGCTCCTCAGGTGTCCTCTCTGTTATCCCAACCTTTAGAAGTCCAGGCATTGAGGGATTTGACAGACAGTAGACCCATCCTTCTGTCATTGTGGGACGTATGGTTTAGTTTTTCTTATCACCTCACTTTTTACACCTGCGCCACCCAGCCTAAATCCCACTCACCTCTACACCCTATGGAGGTCAAAGAAATCCCGCTCGCCAAGCTTTACGTATCTGAGCTCAATGTCCGCAAGACACTGACGTCAGACGAGGATGAGACTGGAATCAATGATCTCGCAAATGATATCCGCTCAAATGGCCTCATCAATCCTATCACGGTGCGTAAGGTGGGTGACCGCTACGAGATCATCGCAGGCCAGCGCCGTTTTCTTGCCACCAAGCTTCTCGACCGCGCGGTTATCTCCTGCAGCATCGTCGATGTGACGACGCAGAAGGCAGAGGAACTCAGCTTGGTGGAAAATGTCCAGCGCAATCCAATGACCTACTCTGACAAGGTCAAGACTTATGCGAAGCTGTATGAAGTCTACAACCAGGATCTCACCAAGGTCATCAACGTTGTCAATATCTCTCGTCTTACACTGACCAAGTATCTGAAGATTGCGTCACTTCCTGAGGAGGTGATCAAGAATCTTGATTCATCTGGTGATGAAAAGATTACGATCGAGGTTGCCGTCGAACTCGCCAGGCTGCCCGAGGGTGTGGACAAGCTTGAGGCGCTCAAGCAGATTCAGACTCTTTCAACTCCGCAGAAGATTGCGGCGCTGAAGCAGTTTGTAAAAGAGGGGTTGACGGATGCAGAGGATCTCTGTGACATTAAGGAGGACATTGCGATGAAGGACAATGACATTAAGCTCGCACCTTCTTATCCGTACGTCAAGGACACGGAGGGAAAGAATGTGCGCATCCCTACGCAGCTATTTTCTGAGATTATTGCTCTGATTCAGACACGGTGCGGCTCCCTTGAGTACTGCTAAGATCAATAAAGAAAAAGGATCTCGGGTGTAATATTCTAGTCCAAATTTTAAGATGAATAACGGCAGAAGTCATCGAAGGCTGCTATAATAGCACGCTTCGATATCATCGCTTGCACTAATCTAGCGCCATCTCCAGGATCATTTACTATACTAATCCCGCCCTTGCAACTCCACCCTTCACGAAGGAGAGAAGACACTTTCTTTGACATCTCCTCGTATGGATCTCCTTCTATCTCACATGTACGAATAACTACGAGCTTATAAAGAACAGTAGGTAAACGCACACGCTGCGCACTCTGCACGCCTTTCCAAAAGTTATCAGATCCAGGCGTAGACATTTTACCAAGAGACCTCATCTAAGGCACCACACCCCACTTCAACTTTTAACACCTCTCACCCACAGTAGATGGAGGCGCTTCTCAAGAAACTCCTAAAGGGTGGCTCTTTGGGGCCAACCAAAAACAAAGTCATCCAAGACATTCTAGAACGTTCAGAGGCTGGCGTTCACGCGGCTGACTCCGCAACATTCATGGCTGATATGAAAACAGTCGAAAGCTACATCCTTGATCTGAGCAAAGGAACGAATGCAACGGGTGTAAAAGGGAATAGGATTCTGAGTTTGAAGGCCGTCCAGGATCACATGAAGGTGAAGTCACTGCGGCCTGCTGTGGCTGCGGCACCCAACCCCTTTAACATCTATCCAATGCCCCCTCCTCCCGCCGCCGCACCCGCTGCGCCCGCCGCCGCACCCGCCGCACCCGCCGCCGCTGCCGCCGCACCCGCCGCCGCTGCCGCCCCCACCGCCCCCAGACCTGTGCGAACCAAAAAGACGCGCACAGACGGCGATTGCTTCTTCTCCTCCATCTTCCGTGCAGCCACTGAACAAGGCCTCCTCCCTCTTCTCGCCACCTGCAATCCCCTCTTACAAACCTGTTCTGAATCTGCGTTCATCCTCTCGTTCCGAGCCATCCTCGCTCAAGAGATCCGTGCGGAACGCCTTCCCATGAATGCAGGTGGTTCCATCAACACCTACGACAGTCTGATGCAACTCGGCGACGACGAGGTCTACAAGGGGACGATCGAGGCCTTTCCTGACTGGTTTCAAGCCGAGTTCCCGACGCTCGAGTCTCTTGGCACGCAAAAACAGTTCGTCAAGCGCCTCGCCTCTTACGTTGCACAATCGTATAATGATGTTGCAATGATTGAGGTGAACCTCGCTCAGACTCTTCTTGCACGCTGCCCTCTCCATCTTGATGTCATTACAGCAAAACCTGCCGTCCTCGCCGCTACCCGCGGTGGTGTTCCTGTCATCACTCTTCAGAATCAGGGTGAGGGGCATTATGAGTATTTCTCTTTCAACGTGTCCGCTGCGAAAGCCAAGGGTGGATCAAGAACCAGGCGGTTGCGCTTGCGCATGCGTAGCGCCAGCAGAAGCCTGAGCCGTCGCTAACAACGCCAACACTTCCTCCTGATAAGCACGGATCACCTTTTCCATCAATCGATGCATATCAAGAGCCTCAGGCGCATCCACCACAATCCCCTTTGCCCACTCTGACTTCAGCCAATCATTTAGGCATCGAGTGACCACAATCTCCCGAAGGATATGAGCTTGCAGTGCGTGCGTATTCATCGTGGGGACTTGGCAATCCCAGCGCTATAACCATCACCTTTTAACACGAAAAATAGGTGGCAGCCTTACGATGCAGCCTAGAGGTTCGCGGGATCTGACATTTCCCAATACCTTGAATCCAGGATTTGAAAGAGGGTTGAACGTTATCCTTTGCGTCTTAAGACGTGAGCTGTCTGGTTTACTGTATCTCAAGAACAGACTTACAGACAGACTAGGAACGTTCCATCATGAACTTTGAGTGGTATTAGCCACTAAGATCTGATCGTTTATAGAGATCGCCGTGAGGAGATCCCCTTTTAAATTTGGGTGCAACGATAACGTTCGTTGCCAACGGTCAGTTCGCTCTTCGCATCGTAAGGCACTACTCTCCTTTTACACAGTAATCATCGTCTTGCCATTGATCTCAGAGAGCACCCAGTCTACATTGGTAGAGAAGCTCTCTACCTCCTCTTCGAGAGTGGCAATCAGTTTTGACGAGTCCAGTGGGTCGATCAACTGCACCTTGTTGTTCTCCGTGAATGACCGTGTCAGTGCATCCACCGTGTCCGGATTCGTTTTGACATCCTTGCCCATCTCAGACGAGAGGAGGCGGTCGAGGCGCCCCTGGAGCTCCGACTTCTCATCCTGAAGGCGCTTCATCACCTCCTCCACTTGCCGTTTCATGCTTTTGATGAGAGTTTCCCTATACTTGATGCTCGTCTTCTGCTCAATTGCCTCTGCCACAGTTCCACTCCAGGAGCCGATCTTCACCTGCGTTGAGGAGTTGGCCATGATGATGGCACGCTTGATTGCATCACGACGCTTCATCAGGTCAGAGAGAGACTGGTAGTTCGCAAGCGCCTCTTTCTTGAACCGTTCCGTGTCTACAGGCTTCGTCTTTGTCATCAGCTCAACAAAGGCGAAACATGGCGCATCGTCGTTGTATCGACTGTCTGATGTGCCAATCAGCTTCACGATGCGCTTGTTCAGCAGCTTCAGCTCGGCGAGGCCTTGCGTGATGCTCATCTGAGTTGCCATCTTTGCTTCGAGTAGGGACTTTCACTAGGCGCCCACTGTGACCATCAACTTTTTTTCGGGGAAGGGACAGAATGCCCGCAGCCGCTCCCGCCGCAACAGAAGCCCCCATAACACTTAACGTGGCAGCTGAAATCCAGTCTATCTTTGAGAAAAATAAACTGGATGATCTAAAAGCATTTATTGACAAGCGCAAGTGCCTGAACCAGTGGAACATGGGTCTCATCTACCTCTTTCACATTATCCAGTCTGCTGGTATTCTGACCACGACCATCGCCGCCGGCTACGGTATGAAAGAGCTCATCTGGGTGGGTGTTGGATTCAACATCCTCGCCACCCTCGTCAATGTCTTCGAGAAAACGAACAATTCCATTTCCAAGAATCTTCTGAAGGATATCGAGTCGATCAAGGCCGGCACCTTCACGGACGAGGGCAATTTCGTAGAGCTTCCTGCGTCGAAGGAAGAGGCGGCTAGCGCTAGCGCCGATAAAAAATAAAGTCCAATACCTAAACTCCAACCCCCTTCTAACACCAGATGCCTATTTCGCGTGCTGAGCTTAAGAGCTACGCACTCGAGTACCACGATGCTGTCAAGGAGTATGAGATCTCCCTTTTTGTTTTCTACATTTCAAACCTCATCACAACCCTCGCTCGCAATGGCCATCTCAGCATGGCCTATCCTGTTCTTCCACCTCGTATTATGATCCGCCGCACTCCACAGGGTCTCATTAATAAGTCTGATCCTGGTGCTATTCAGGCTGACTATGTTGATGGCTTTATCCGTGATCTGAAGGTACGGTATCCCGATATGGATATCTTTCTGACTGCCGACTCCACGCAGGTTATGTTTAATTGGAGCTAAAACGCACGCACGCGTCCAATTTTGTTAGCAATCTGATGCTGATGAATCTTCGAGTCCGTAAAGGTGTGTGAAATTGTAAAAAGGCAGTGAATCGGCTTATCAATCGGCGGCTGCGGGAGCGGCGGAGGCAGATGGCTGCGAACGGATCGTGTAACGTAGTGAAAAGGCAGTCCAGCGGGGAGCAGTTGCGGCGGGAGCATTGTCTGTACTCATCTATTTTATTTAAGTTCGGGTTTCACCTGTTATTAATGAAACAAGCCCAGCCGTTTGGATGCAGTATGCCTTTGCGTCAGCTGGCCCATACATCTTCAATCCCTCCTTCACAGCCTCCGCGTAGAGCCAGTCGGTAGGATAGGCAAATCCACGTGCCGTAAGTCGAGCGTGCATCGCAATCACCGCTCGCGCCGCTCGCTCATTCAGAATCAAAGCGTGGTTTCCCCAGAATCTGCGAACCCGTCTAGCTCCAGCTGCCGCATCCGTCACATCCACCCACTCATTCGCCCCTAGCAAGAGAATATCCCATCCTGGAGCCCGCGCAGCGACAAATCTCTCAAGACCCGCTGCATCGACAACCTCTGCGTCATCCTCGAATATACCAATGACAGGTGTTCGCTCAGCAATCATCTTCTTTAACAAACGGATGACACTGTCTACATTACCAAGATGCCCTCCTTGTGTTACTCCACCCAGCGGATGCCGCCGCCCTTGCCTAGCCGCTGCCGCTGCCGCAACAGCATCTGCCGCCAAAGTCGCCTTCCAGCGTATAATAGGCCGCCCGAGTGCTTCTTCAAGGCGGACAATCCCCATCTCACGATCGCTGGACGATTCAAGATGGATGCAATAAAATGGAACTGCAGGCAACAGCATTTTATACAGAGTCCCGGTAAGCTGCCTTGATAGAAATCCGCCGACGCTCATTGTTCGGTGAGATAAGGATCATCTCACGAATTCTAAACGGTGATCCTTCAAAAACATAATCTAATACAAATCCCTCGACAACTTCAATCACAACCCACTCATTGCGACCAATCTTCATATGACGCAAAAAGTCGCCGACTGTTTTTATCTTTTTAAACTCATTCATTTTGATTGTATGAGATTCTCCTTTGTACATTACATAAAGAGCTGGTTTTGAGCACGACGACCCCATCTACCGAGAAGGTATTCCTTTTACACAGAATCGGCGGCGAGGAGAACACGCTCCCACGTAAGAAGCGGCGTCAGCTTATTGAAGATATCGCGGCACATCGAGCCATCCCTCGGCGGAGGCGGCGGGAGTCCAGCAGCAGCAGGAGGTGGCGGCACAGGGAAGGTGAGCTTGTACTCTGCCTTTACACCCGTAGACCACTCACCAGACTTGTAAGTACGCTTGATGTACTCTGAAGAGCTCGTGCCCTGCGTCCAGCCAGACGGGTCACCAGCCCTCTCTGACATAAACGACTCACGGTTTGCAAGGGCATCCTTGTTCTCCTCATCCAGCCACGCCTTGTTCTCAGCCTTGGTGCGGAGCTGGATGTTGCAGATCTCCACCTCAGCCTTGATACCATTCATCTCAGCAGACGCCATCCAACCCTGGTAGTACTCCGCCTCTTTTACTGATGCGGAGGAGGTAGGCACGGGTGCAGCAGCAGCAGCAGCAGCAGCAGCAAGATCTTCAATCATCTTGAGCTTCTCGTGAACAGCAGCAACATCACGCTGCATCGCATACCCGATCAGCTCCTCACGGCCAACATAAGTGGCCATCTCTGAGCGAGCGACAAAGTTAGCGAGATCTGCCTGGGTTACAGTATCTGTCTCCTGTTGCTCTGCATGCAAGGTCAACGCCTCAAGCGTCTTCCGCACGAGCTCCAGACGACGACGCTGAATTGCCTCACTCTGAAAGATCATATTCGCAGCCTTCTCCGATGTAACGAAGTCCTCCACCTCACTGCGCAGAACGAATGGCTTTAGCATCTCTTTGAGATCGCTGTAGATGATGAAACCCTCGATAGCACGGCGAAGATCACGTTCTGATACGTAATCTGCGTTCATCCGCCCAATCACATCCTTCATCTCCTCAATGTTCGTCTGTAGGATCGCGAGACGCGCCTCTGCAGCCTCCCGCATAGTTGCCTCCGCATCCTCCTGCTCTTTCAGCTCTTCCTCTGCCTCTGAGGCCGCCTCTTGTGAAGTATCCACCACCTCCTCAAAGTCCGAGCGCAGATTCCGCAACTTGGCGTCCATGATCTCCATCATCTTCTTACGCTCTCGTGCCTCCTTCTCGATGTGGATGAAGATGTTGTTGCGGAAGAGAAAGCTGATCACTACGCCAAAGAGAAAGACAAGCGGATTGATCAGCGCGAGGGTATCCATGTTAACAGTGGGACATGCTTTCCCGTCGCGTCCCAGGTTCAACTTTTGACTCCCATGCGCCACTGCAATCCTTTTCACACTCCCTATCAGAAAATGGCGAAGCGCGTTCAGACTAAGAAGGCTGGCAAGAAGGGACGCAAGGGCACTCGCAAGCTGTCTCCGGCGCTGAAGCAGTGGAACGAGAAGGTGATGAAGGTGTACCGCGAGATGAAGAAGAAGGACCCGAAGACGCGCCTGGGTGACGCCATGAAGGCCGCAAAGCGCGCCTAAGCTTCGCTGAAGGCTGCGAAACGGAGCTAAAGCTCCTTATTCGCAGCCCATAGCTCGTTCGCTTCGCTCACTCGCTGCAGGGCGGCGAAGAAGCAGCAGTAAACTGGCCACCCGCCATCAGTAAAAAGCCCGTATTTCGTTACGTTCAAAACGCCACGAAAAACTCGGCTTGTTTTCAACTTTCCTTTTTACACACGCTCTGCACCAGCACCAGCGCCAGCACCAGCACCAGCACCAGCAGCGGCCGGTCCCACATCCATCTCCTCGCTTTCAACAGACTCTGCATCTGCAGCCTTCCGCGCAGGTCGCCGCGTCTTCGGCGCCGACTTGTTGAAAGAAATCCACTGCCAATCCACCCCCAGCTGAGGTACCGAGCATGCCTTCATCCGACTGACGTTCATCAGGCTCTCATTCACGTACTTCCGCAGATTCCTATACTCCACCATCGTGGTTGCTGTGAACTCGTCCTCGATGATAGGCGGAGCCGAGACAATCGCATTTAGCATCATTGTGCTCGTATTCACGAACATCTCCAGCACAGCCCGGATCGCCAGATGCTTCTCCCGCTTCTTCTCCCGCTTCGCCAGCTCCGCCTTCATTGCCTCCTTGCTTACCTCCTTGAGCAGGTACAAGACACCTAGATCACCATTGTCATTCATGTTGAAAGCGCCCTGGTACTGCGCCAGACGGAAGTCCTGAATCTCTGAGGTCACGCGGTGAATGGCCATCACTTGGCGCTCAGTCACCTTTGACACCTTCCGGTTCAGAGCCGTCAGCAGGTGATTGTAATAAGGAACTCCGCCGCACGGAACGTCTCCGGCATTGCGCGGCGCCACTCCGCCACCTTGAGTGCGCAGATACTCGTAGTAGTGCGGATTGTGGATGACACCGCTGACCAGCTGGCCGGTGTTCCAGGAGAATGCCGTGTGACAGTCTACGCAGAACATTTGGTCACATCCGTCTACCTTGCTGATCCGCTCTCCGCACTTCGGACACGGCTTAGACTCTTTAACAATCATCGCAACCGTGGCCTTGAGTGCCTCATCACACGTGTGCGGCGAGTCCTTCTCCTTACCCTTCATCACCATGCAGTCAGGGCACGCCCAGAGCTGGCACGTTCCGCACTTGTATGCGCTGCTGAGGAAGCCACGGCACTCGGAGCCAGGACACTTCATGATGAACTTGGCCTTGTCAGGCTGAACCACCTTCTCACCCTCCGCTAAACACCACGCAGGAGGCGGGCGACCCTCGCTCTCTGCGGTGAAGCGGGCGGCGCGGGCGTGAAGACGATGAGCGACCGTGAGAATCTCCTGCTTCTTCTTCTCGATCTCGACGAGCGACCTGTTCGTATCGGCAATCTTCTCGCCGACCTCGCGCAGCTTGATCTTGGCCTCCACACGCGGCTGACGTGTCGGAAGAATGGCCATCTCTCGCTCAAAGAGAACGTTCTCTCGATGCGCCTTGTAGGCGCCCGTGCGGAAGGCGCGCGTAAAGTTGGTGTCGAGGAAGTCATCGTTCCAGGCTCGGTGGCAGTTCATGCAGTTCGCATCGAGCATGCCATCTGTCAGGTACCTCTTGCAGCAGACGGAGCAGGCCGAGTAGTTGCAGTATCCACACACAACAGGCTTTCTCAGTTGTGCCGTGTACTTGTCGAAGCAAACGGAACACTCGGAGGCGGACATTTTTTGTGAGGGGGACAGGTTTTTGAGTAGCCCGGGCGATCAATTTTTACTCACTTGCTCGCTGCCTTCTTCAATGCATCTGTAACCTTCGCGAGTGCTTCAGTCGGTTTCGCAGATGAGCCAGATGCAGGAGTAGGAAGCGCAGGAACAGCCGCCTTAGTGGCTGCGGCCGCGGGCGCAGGTGCCTTCACCACATCAGAAAAGGATACTGACTTTGGTTCTGCAACAGGAGCTACAGCAGAAGCTGCAGCTTTGGCTTCTACAGCCTTTGCAGCTTTGGCCTCGACGACCGCCACAGCCGCTGCCGCAGCTGCCTTTGCGACCACCGTATGAGGATCTGCCATAGGAGGGTGCGCCGCCGTTACGGAATACTCATTCTGAACGCGCGGCTGGATTGAAGCCCACGAAGCGCCAAGAAGAGCAAAATAGTCAGCGATATCATTTTCACGAATCTGCCCCTCCATAACGGCCTGCTTCACCTTTGACACATATGCAAGAGAAAGCTTGATGATTTCATCAAAGACTTCTGTGTCTTTCGAATTGTAGTCACTGACCGCAAGACCCAAGTCCATTCCTAGACGCACGAGACCATGATGGTGGCTGGTATTACTCATCTACTCCTCGGCCAGTTTCTTGGTAAGGGCGAACATTCCCTCACAGCTCGCATTCGCCCGCCACCACGCCTGTCCAGCTGCAGACATACGCTCCCACGTCTCACGATCCATAGAAGCAGCTGCCGCAGCGGCCGCCGCCGGATCTGAAACCCGCAGATACTCCACTCCCTCGCGAGGCGGCACCGCATAGGAATCCATATCCACCTCAGGCGCTACGAGTGGAACGCACCCCATGGCCATACACTCCACCTCCCTATGACACTTCAGGCCGTAGCCGGCTAGACAGAGGCCGAACTTGGCTGTGGCAAGTCGCTCGAGGTACTCACGCTGTGTAAAAGGATAAGGTTGGTCTCCGCGAACGAGGACCCATTCTGAATCATCCGCCTTTGCTGCGCCCGACCAATCCGCCGCCGTACGCCGCCGCTCTTGAACCTTGTTCTCGATCTTTCCGTAAAAGACAAGACCGCGAGTGCGCGCCGACCAACCACCGACACCCGCCGCAACAATCGCCTCCACAAGTTCAGGCCGCCGAGGCCAAAAGCTCCACGCCTTGGCCCCTGCGCTTGCGCTAGGCCGAGGATTTCCAAACAGCCCCCTCTTCCACACCTGTTCAACAGCCGGTGCCGCCAGACGCCAATCATGATTCGGCCGGTCATACAACAAGACCCCCTCGGCTCCAACTGAGCCCCACCACACCATTGTCGCCGTTGCGTGTTCCCGCACCTGCGCCCAGCCACGCTCCCCCCAAAGCCGAACCATCTCACGGAATGAATCGCCTGGATGTCCGAAGTACCCCTCCAGATCTTTGCGCGGCATCCAAATGACAGGCAGACCAGACTCTGCGGCTGCAGCAGACGCCACTTCCCGAATGATCTCCGACGCCATAGGCAGCCCAGCACGAACCCGCACCTCAATGTGATTCAGCTCAGAACACGCCGATAGGACAGCCCCCTCTGGCTTCTTCGCCGTCCCCACAGCGAGTTCAAAGACATTACCCCCAGACGGCAAGAGCCAGTTCCACCCCGTCGTCTCTAGCCCCGCCGCGCACACAACGCCCCACGCTCCGATCATCATATCTCGCATCCGGTCGGCTGAACTCCGACCTGCATACACACGCTTGACACTCCAGGTCTTCTCAAGAATCTCCTCAACATCATCCGCAATTGCTGCGGTCAACGCACCGCCCTCAACAAGGACAAGACGTCTGCGCCCAGCAGCAGCAGCAGCTGAGCGAGCCCACCCCCGCACACTCCGCCGCAGAGCTGCCACATCCTCGCCGCAGAGCGCATCGCCATCCACAATCGGATAGACCAGTGCCTCCCGATACCACGTTTGCGCCTGGTCATCATACTTCATGACCGGCATCGTGGCCAGTGGCACCCCGCCGCTTCCAGTCCATTTGAACGCCGAAAGCGTCTCCCCACCCCAGGCAGTCTCCGGGCACATGAACTCCGCCTCTTCCCACCCCGCCTCTCTCCGAAGCCGTAGAATCCTAGCTAGATACCGCAGCACATAGACCTCTCGTGACTCTTCAGCACCCCCCGGCCACGAAGTCACAACCCCCTTCTTACACTCCAACGAAGGTGTCAGCGCGTGCAGTTCCATTGCTGACCACTCCGCCGCAGATTCCTTTGCGGGACCAACAAACAGTCGAGACCGATCAAACACTAGACCACCCGACGTTCCAAAGCAGGAACGTAGCCGTAACGCCAGCTTTCCATCCGCCGTTGCCAGCTCTCCGGCAGCTAGTTCAGACCATTTCGTCACCGGCTGCAAATCGTGAAATCCCGTAGGACTCACATATAAAAATACAGGGCGTTCAACAACATCTGTTTTTACATAATTCCGTACACCACTCGCATGGAAGTGCCAAGTTTTAAGAGAGAGTGCAGGATTCACAACAAGAAACTTTGTCCGAAACATTTCAAGAGCAACTGCATTGTCACACCCCATCTTGCCAAACGGGATATCGAAGGCTGACCAGCTAGCGGCAGCGGCCGTCCGCGCCTTCACATCCGCCGCCCGAATAATCCACGTGTCCTGGCTGTCTGCGCGGGGACCAAACAACGTAGCCTCTTCAACTGCACCCGAGGCAGGCACATCATATCGCAGGAGCGCGAGGAACTTGTTTTCCAGGTTCACCGACCATAGATCCCGCCACGACCCATCATCAATACAGATATCTGCATTGGCAAAGGCGACAATCACATCATCAGGCACTGCTGCAGACGAGATCCACTCCAGAACAGTCAGATAGGTCAGACGTGACCCAACCACCTTTTCCACAACCTTCGACCCAAGCCCGCTAGGCAGTACCTCCTTCTTCTCGTCCAGCAAGATAACACGATCGATCAGTACACTCGCTGCATTGCGCCGAAGACACGTTGTAATCTCACGCTCCCGAGACGCTGACCCAGGCCGATAATACTGTGTGACCCACCACAAGCGCGCCGCAGCATTCACCTCTCGCACAAGCCCTAGCCTCTCCGCGCGACCTGCAGCCGTGCCCGTGCCCGCCACACGCCGATACCGAAGCAAGCCCGCAATCATCGCAACGGCATCATCCTGAGTCCCGTCCCACGCAGCTCCCAGATGAGGATACGCTTCTGCCATATCAAGCAGCGACATACAATTAGGAATTGATGGGATACGCTTTCCTTTTACAAACACCACTTTGACGTGTTGCGAAGCGGCCGCAGCAGCGTCGCTGCTATCCGCAATGAGAAACTCCGGCCACACTCCATCGGCGAGTTGGCCTGAACTCACGGTATCCCACGGCGGTCGTACTCCACCAGCGTCAACCCATGCAAGAGTCTTCGACTCCTTCCAGAGGCTTGCCTCGGTTTGAATCACTCGAACCTCCTTCCCTGTTACAGGATGATGTGCGAGCATTCTGGCGTTTGCCAGTTAATTGTCTCGGGTATTTAACCCACTCTAAAGGATAGAATGGGTGTAACGATATCGCCTCCCTTCGTGACGCGCGAAGGCTATACAGTTACCAATATGTATCTCTCTGTGGATAGTTTTCGCCTTATGAATCTAGGCCGCAAGAACTATCAGTGTGTCTTTACCTTAAAGGCACACATTAGCCGTGCCGCAAAGGCGGCGGGTGCCGCTCCGATTAGCCTCCCGCAGAACCTCGAGCAGATTGAAACAACACTTATGTCTATCGACTTTTCCCGGCAGACCATCTATGGCCAAGCGTATACGGCGCTGGCTCTTGTCTGGCAGGCCGCTGGCTACACGCTGACACCTATTCTGGAGTCAGGCGAGCCGTCTCCGATTGACTACATCTACGATGCCAGTGGCTACAATGTTGACGGCTTCAACCACCTCGGTTTCAATGCAGCAGGCTATGACAAGAACGGCTTCAATGCCGAGGGCTACAACTCGGGCGGCTTCAACGCGCAAGGCTACAACGCCGCAGGCTACAACGCGCAAGGCTACAACGCCGCCGGCTATAACGTTGCCGGCTACAATATGATGGGCTTCAATTCACTTGGTTATAATGTGGAAGGGTATGACGTCAATGGCTTCAATGCCGAGGGCTATAACGCAGATGGCGTCAATGCCCAGGGCTACCTCCAGAATGGCCAACCGGGTCCGGGTCTCTCTACGATGCAGGGCATGTCAACGATCTCAGGACTTCAGATGATTGCGAATATCTCGTCCATGGCCGGTTTATCTACGATCTATGGACTCGAGTCCATCTCTACAATCCTAGGAATTGCGAATATCTCTACACTCTCTGGCCTCTCCACGATCGAGAGCCTCTCGACAATCGGCGGCCTCTCCACGATCGAGAGCCTCTCGACAATCGGCGGCCTCTCCACGATCGAGGGTCTCTCGACAATCGGCGGCATCTCCACGATCGAAGGCCTCTCGACAATCGGCGGCATCTCCACGATTGAAGGTCTCTCGACAATCGGCGGCCTCTCCACAATTGCGGGCATCTCTACGATGGAGGGTCTCTCCACGATTGAGGGTGGCGGGGGTGGCGGCGGCTCTTAAACACTTAGAGGGCATATCAAGAGTCTGTCTACGAACCCGTAATGCTGCGCACATACTTAAAAGGAATTATATGAAAAGAGATTCTTCATGCAGGCGTCTGAGTATATGTCAACCATTGCCGGCCTCCAGAGAAGTGTCAATACCATCTCTACTATATCCGGTCTCTCTACGGCTCAGGGAGTATCCACTGTCAGTCACGCGATGCTCACTGGCATGTATGAGATCAAAAATATATCGACTATTATTGGAAATAGTATACTATCTACGAATCCGTGAGGATACGTGCACACACGAAAATGCAAGAAAGAGTTTCTTTTATGCATTTTCCAGGTCTAAGATACTTGCCATATCTTCTATAAGATGGAGTCAGTCGCATATCTTATTAACACAACTCCCAAATACTTCTATCTTCTTCCACTTCATCTCACGTGTCTTTTCCGATATTCTACGACGTGCCCTGCAGTCTTCTTAGCCACAGAAGCTCCTGAGCATCCAGATATAATCGCCTTGTGTTCCGCATTCCCCCAACTCCACATCCTCCCTCTTACACATAGCCAAGACGGTTTCTTCGAATCACGTGCCGCCGCTGTCGCAGCGCTTCCCGCTAAGTATATCCTGGTCTTCCCCGTCCAAGAGGATTTCATTCTTGAGGCTAGGCCTTGCATAGAAGAAGCCATCGCCCTTTTTACAGACCCCGCCGTTGCCTCCGTTCGTCTCATGCCATGTCCACGCCCTGCGCTCTCGGCGCCAACCTATAAAGATTCTTGGAAGATTCTTGAGTTCGGTAAAAATGAGTATGTATTTACGTATCAGGCAACACTTTGGAGACGTGAAGTGTATGAGAGTTTTATGAATACAATTATATCCAAGGTTACGGAACAGTTTGGCACAGATCTGACACCCGCGCAGAAAGCACAGATTGCAATTCGCTATAACTTTGCTGAAGTGTCGGCCGGCCAGGCGATCCTCCAAAATCTTACAAAAGACCTCCTCCATCTTTCTTGCACCCGCGCAGGATCCCAGCCAAATGCTGTCTATCTTGCTCCTTGGCCGTATCGCCCAACCGCGGTTGTTCGTGGACGACTTGAACCGTGGGCGCGTGAACTTGCGGAGCGTGAGGGCGTACCTCTTTAGTCTGTATTGTCTAATGTAACAAACAGTCCACCAATTGTTGGAACATTCTCATAGAGAGTTGCGTTTGCTACATTTGCGCGATATCCAATCGTTAATGAATTAGGAATATTATTGAGATTAATACGTGACGGTGGAATGTAAAAGCGTGTCATTGGAATAGAAAATGAAGTTGTGCCTGTTGGAATGGAATAGACAACAGGGTCTCCAAATACATATCCTAACGTACCGGTCGAAGTAATGAATGTACTAACTGCAGTTTCTGCAGTTGCACCTCCTGTGAATGTTAGTGTAGCACCATTGAATATATCAAGTGTGAGTTTGCTTGTATTCACAAATTTATTCTTGTAACCGCCCATATCCAAGGTAGCTCCTGGATATGCAAAGTTCTGATTCATTGCGACTGTCATCTGATTACCGCCGCGTAGACTTGACTGATACCGCGTGTAATTACCCGGATTCATTGTATGAACATACCCGCCTGTCATCAATCTAGCCCAGTTTGTTGCCCTCGGAATAGGACCCAATGAGTCAATTCTAGACATATTTGATAAAGATAAGATAACATCATACAGTGTTGTAGTACTTATATAATATCCGTGATTCATTGATAAGCGATCAAGCTCTTCATTAATATAGGATGTGCTAACATAGCTAGACGTTCCAAGTCCTGCAACAGTCGATGTTAAATAGGATCTTATTGTTGATCCGCCAATCGTTGACATAGTGCTGATTCCAGGCTGTACCGTATTTAGTATATCAAGCACAGAACAACTGACTTTAGGAACACTGATACTGCTGAGGAACTGTAAGGAACTCATCCATTTCACCGCTCCTTGATCTCCAATGACAGGAATCTGCGCCGGCTGGATAAACTCGGATGTATTCGGATTAAATGCCGTTACAGATCGAATACGGAGCAGATTTGTGTCTAGTGTGTTGCGCGAAGCCATCTACCTACACCTTTATTTTATATAAGGGTACGCGGTATCATTGATGTCAGCACAACTGAAACGCTATTTTTCGTATCTGTACTATTCTGATAATTTAGACTCTGTATACCATACCGTATTGCACCCGTCATAGGGCAGAATGGACTTATTACATGACCCAGTGTAAATGTTGACCTGATATTTGTACTTACCTGATCTGCTGGAATTGTTAATGTAATTGTGTCAACGTAGAGGTTGCTTGTCTGGCTATCTGTATTCAAGGCTTGCCATGGGCGTGTAAAATTTACATTCGAAAGTATAGACGTTCCAACATACACGCATGTGGAGATGTATCGCATATCACGTGTAGAATTATGGGTTCCATCTGAATTTACATAGGAGAACCACAACGAAGGACTATATGTTATCTGTGTAACAGGCATGTATGTCGTCATGGATGACATACTATCTAAACGGAAAGACACCGTGCTACATTGGAAGATAGTTGAAATTGTATTTGTAAATCCAGATTGAATTGTATTTGCAGTGAGCGCTGTGCCAATTGAAGATCTAAAATAAAAGGTTGAAAGTGTGTTTCCAAGAAGTTGACTTATAAGTGCATCCTGACTTTCTTGGTGAATAAACATATTTGTACTGTAGTACTCAAATAGACCAGATGTCGTATAGTTATCCTGTAGATTCTGTTGGTCAAATGAAATCTGGGCGCGTATACCTGTGCTCATATTTGACATGACAGTAAGAAGCCCTTCAGTTGTGCTTACAGAGCGAGGAATATCATAAAAGAGTGTTGAGACGGTGCTCATCGTGCAAGGATATGCGTTTCCAGCGAGAGAGCTTGTTGCTAAATAGCCTGCACTTGTAAAACTGGAAATACTTGCGGTCACCGTATTCGTTGTTACGTTTGTGCTTAACAGAATATCACCCGTTCCCATCATAGTTAAAATACTACTCGGCGAGGAGGCGGTCAAGTAGGTTGTGGAGACCGGCTCAGTCGCATTCGAAATTACATTGATTTGATTATATCCGTACTGTCCTGTGCTAATCGCAGTGGGGATTCCTGAGAAGGTTAGTGTCTGTGTAAGAGGGTTGGCGTCGATGCGGATGCCGCTCGTTCCAATGATGTTTACCGTGGGGGTGACAACCGCGTTGGAATAGGCGACAAGGGTGTTGCCTGTGCTGACCGCGAAGGCGCCGAACGACTTGCTGAAGATATCGATGCGATTTGTGGCCGGTGCCACCACCATTCCAATTCCTGTGGCAGACGAGAGATAAAGCGTGTTTGTGGAGACGAGCGCGGGAATAGCCACGTTGTCCGCCACTACGCTGTTAAACGATGGATACCCTCCAAGACTGGAGGGCACAGCCCAGTAGGATCCGCCTACGCCATCACTTGTCAGTGTATGCAGGGCTGGAACAAACGAGTTATTTGCATTAATAGGATAAATGTTCTGAACTGTGAGATTCGTAATATTCTGGGAAGACCGAGACATTCCCCACCTTCCTTCTAACACCTTGCGCCTTAATTCGTGGGGATGTTCTGAACGGACACATAGATTGATCCAGCGGGACTGAAGTAGGGTGTGACGAATGTACTGTGGAGGGCATTTTGATACTCATTGTAATTAATGGACGAGGGCATCAGATGGACAAGTGTATACGGAAACGCTGTCTGTCCAACAATTGACGATGGCGGAAAGGTGATCTTGAAAGGTGCTGAATAAATGTTCGATGCGTCTGCATATCCGCCGTTTTCTAGAGCCACACGCGTGTTTCCAGCATAGAGGAAACTTGTTACGATTGGACTTGAGAGTAGAGTCGTCCCGTACTGTACCATTGTTGAGATCGGAAGGATTCTGGGGGCACTTGCTCCTGTTCCAAGCTTAGTGAAGGCTAGGGTTGGATAAACATCCACACTCACACGAGAGGTCGAGTTCATAAAGGCAGCAAAGGATGCAAAGTTAATCTGCGCGGTTGAAAAGATCATATCCACGTAATTTACCTTTTGCCCATTAAACTGTACACCTGTCGGTGGACCCGTATAGGAAATCGACGATTGTAAGAAGCTTGAGATATAGATAACATTTTGAACAGAGGTGAATGTAATGATATTTTGTCCTGAGACAATGACAGCACCTGTTGTATCAAAGCGAATATTCGCCTTTTGGCTTGACAAGGCAATTGTTGTACTCACGAGTGCTGATGTGCTAATGTAACCGGCGCTTCCGAGGCCATCAATGCTGCTTCTCAGACTCGTCGTGCTCACATAGCCGGCGGTGCCGAGGCCAGCAACAATAGACGCCAGAGTTGCTGTACTCACATAGTTGGCGGTGCCGAGGCCAGCAACAGTAGAGGTCAGACCAGCTGTGCTGACATAGCCGGCGGTGCCGAGACCGACGAGACTACTTGTTAGTTGTGTCTGTGTCATTACAGTTCCAATCGGAGAGGAGATGTATCCGAGTGAGCCGAGACCAGCCACCGTGCTTGTGAGACTGGCTGTACTCACGTAGCCTAGAGTTCCAAGGGCATTAATGGTGGATGTAGAGGAGCTGAGGGTCGACATATAGGTGGATTTTGAGACTCCTGTCAAGCTGCTTGTAAGAGAGGCAGTGCTAATGTATCCTTGAGACCCCAAGCTCGTAGTTGTACTGATGAGACTATTGTTTGCAGCGGCGGAAGGTAATGACGTTGTAATTGCATTTCCTAGACTGCTGATGGCTCTGTACATATCCGTTGACATCGCGGATAAGCCAGCAAAGTTAAGAGTGTTTGTATACGTCAAACTCGAAAAAGAGGAAATGGTGGATGGGAGATTTCCTATCACGGGTCCTCCAAACAGTGTTAGAGTCGATACAACAGAGATCCAGGTTGTCCCTCCTAGTCCATCTGTGACAAGTGTTTGTCCTGTACTTAATGGAAGATCTGTGTTTGAGTCAAATGCATAGATTCGTCTCAAGATAGTTGTGTTTGCTGAGGAGGCCATCGTGTAACTTCTTCTAGAACTCGAGAGAGAAGTCTAGGCTGCGCTAGGCCGCGGTAAGCCATGCGCTGGCCGCCCCCAGAAGATGTCCTTGACTCCTGACAGATGGTGCAGGGAGGTGGTCTTCTTCAGCTAATTGCCCAAGGCAAACAGGATGTATTCCTCACCGGCAACCCCCAGATCACCTGGTTTAAGATGGTCTATCGCCGCTACACGAATTACTCCGTTGAACAGCAAATCATCCCCTTTGACAATCAGGCGGATTTTGGTCGCCGTATCACAGTTCAGATTCCTCGCAAAGGTGATTTGCTTGGACCTCTTTGGCTTGAGATTCAGCTTCCGGCCTTGAAGAATTCCGTGACAGGCGCACCCCTCTCTTACACAAACGCCACAGCGCACGCCTTGATCCAGGAAATTTCCATTGAAATTGGCGAGCAGGAGATCGACAAGCAGACTGGCGAATGGATGGAGATGTGGTCGAATTACACCGTGACGAATGACAAGCAACAGGCGTGGAACAATATGATCGGTAAGACGGATGGCAACTCCGCCGGCAATGCGCCGTCCAACGTCGTGAACTTGTTTGGTCCCTTGTTCTTGTATGTGCCGCTTCGTTTCTGGTTCTGTAAGAATCCTGGACTCTACTTGCCTCTTCTTGCACTCCAGTACCATCCCATCCGCGTGAATATCACTCTTCGTCCTCTGAATCAAATGTTTATTGTGGACAGCCCGACGACGGATCCGTGTGATATCAGTGCGACGGCTGCGTCGATCACCTCGATGGTGATGTACGGCGATTATGTTCACCTGGATATCGATGAACGCCGCCGCTTTGTGGCCAATTCCCACGAGTACTTGATTGAGCAGGTTCAGTACACGCCGTCGACACCTATTGACCGGACAGCCAGCTATATTCAGATTCCGATGGAGTTCAATCATCCTCTGCGCGAACTGTTCTGGGTAGTCCAGCGTCAGGCCGCCACACGGGCGAATCAGTGGTTCAACTACACGAATTTGAGTATTGGCGAGTCATCCGTGAATCCCCAGAACTCTTACATGAACCAGATCCAAACCGCTCTTTTGCGCATTGACGGGTTCGACCGCTTCGATGAACGCCGAGCAGACTACTTCCGTCTTGTTCAGCCGTATCAGTACCACACCGTTGTACCTGTGAGTGATTTTGTCTATTCTTATAGCTTTGCATTCCGCCCTGAGGATGTCCAGCCGAGCGGATCAATGAACGCCAGCCGTCTGGATTCTATTGTCTTACAGCTTCTGATGGACAATACGGTGACTCCTCCCCGCGGTCCCGCGGCGGCGCGTATCTATGCGCTGAACCACAACGTCCTCCGTATTGTGGATGGGTTCGGTGGCTTGCTGTTCCGTGTTTGAGGCAAAAGCCTGAGCCACTGCCTTCTCATCCTCATCGTCAACTCCGCCGCCACCACCTCCTGCTCCTGAAAACCCAGGCCGCAAAGGATCACACAGTTCAGGACAGTGTGACGGATGATGACCACTCTCCGAACAGATGGAACACGGAATACCCTGCATTCTCCTTTTACATATACGCGTCTTCTTTACATCCGCGCGGAAAGAATTCTAAACAAATATTAAATGGTTGACTCAAGGCGTAATAAAAAATATATGCGGAAAACACGAAAGACCAGTGGCTCTAAGCAATATAGAGGAACTAACGTAACAAACCTTGATGAAACGTTTAGAGGCAAAAACTTTTTTAGAAAATATGGAGCAAGTATCACTGAAACTGCAATATGTAAAATCCTTAAAAAGAATCCACACCCAAATATTGTAAAAGTCTATCGTATTACAGATAGTTATATAGATATTGAACTATTGACACCTATCAATTCTGAGAAGAATTATGATAAAAATACCCTCATTTCAGAAGCATTATTAGTTAAGAAGTTTCTACAAAATTTAGGTATAATGTATATTGACTGGAAACCTGATAATATGGGTATTGGCGCTGATGGTAAATATAAATTATTTGATTTTGATCTTTCCGGTATAACTTGTTCTCCTCTTGTAGCAAATACAACTAAGAAATATCTAAAAAGTAAAGGGATACTACACGATCACTGTAAAACTAATAAGAAATGGCGAATGAGCCCAAGCACTCTTAATTGGACTTACAGACAAGCACTCGCGAATGGGTTAAAAGACCCTAAAGAAATTGATGATTTTGCTTTTGACATTAATTTTATAAGAAAAAATTATGTAGAACTAAATAACTCAGATATTCCTACTTTTTAAATTCCGGGCGTGTCTAAAAGTGAGTCCTCAATACGGGTACACATATATGTCCCCGTGTAGATGACAATTGAAAACAATCGAGTCTTACTTGCTAAAGGTAAATCGAGTTGTGTGTACACTGTACCCCATCGCCCCGATCTTGTACAGAAGATTGCTCGCCATCCCTTCCGTATTCGCAGTTACTGTATTCAGACCCAGAAGCGCATTCATCGCCTCTGTGCTGACGCCCTTGCACGTTCGCCTGAAACGATTTACTTTATACGCATTCCTGCTCTTGAGGATCCAGACACACCCTCTTACACGATGCAACGCGTGGATACATCCTGTCCTCTTTATTCGGAAGGGATCGCTGCTGAGCCTTTACTCATAGCTCAGCTTGTCCTTGCGTGGAAAGCCTTCTGGGCGGCCGGATTTGCTGCCTGGGACTTTGATCTTTACCTCCAGTCCGACGGCACAGTTGTTCTCCTGGACTTTGACAGTTTCGGATTTCGCCACGATGGAGATGCTCTGCCTCCTCCGCCTTTCTTTGAAAACTCGTGCTTCCCACCCCACTTTCGTGAGATGCTCATATAGTAGGCTGTAACCCAAAATGCCGACAATAAACTTTCCAGCAACAGGCCATACACGTATTGGATTCTGGGGTATCCCTCAATATACACAGAGTGGAATGTGGTGGTTCACACTGGCCTTTGGTCTTCTAGGCCTTCACCATCTCTTCTTTCGCTCTCCCCATACATGGATTCTGTTTCTTATTGTAAATACACTGACTCTCGGATATTGGTGGATTTTTGATCTGATTCAGCTGTCAAATGCGGGCGGCGTTGATTTGGATCTCTACGGCTTGGAGTCTCCGTGGGGACCCCTCGGCATCGCCCAAGGAATGTTTACAGAGTGGGCAAAACCGATTCCGCCTGCATCCTCTACGCCCTCCACGCCCTCCACGCTCCCCATTCGTCAAGCTGGTCAGAGCGACGTGTAAAAACCCCGTCGCCGCTCAGTAGATGAGTGGGGGCATAACCGCAAGCATAGACGGGTACGCACAAGGGTTTCAAGTTGGAGCACAAGCGGTGCGAGCCGCCACGCAGAAAATTGCCGCTTCAGTTCCTGGCTCAACCGATGAAGTTGGCCCCGCACTTGCATCCTTCCTTCCAGGTTCCAAATCGGCGGAGCCTTCGTCGTGGCCTCCTCCCCCGAGCCCGTGGTATTTCCTCTTTTATGCACTTCTGATACCGATTGCGCCTATCGCGCAAGGATTTGCTGGAGATATCAATAACGCTCTCGCGCGACTTGCTTTCTTAACCATTATTCCATTTGGATTTATATTCGGTATGATTGCGGTTATCAATGACTATTTTGTTATGTTCAGTGATCCTGCTCATTTCTTTAAAAAAGGATCGCAACGTGTCCCTCCCTTTACGTGGTTTGGAATGGATCACGATGGGCAATCCCCCAATCTTACACTCCCTTCAAAGGCTGAACCATGTGCACCCCCGACCTTCTTTGAGACATTAGCAGGCAGCTTAGGGAATCTGATAAAGGGACCTCTGATTCTTGCCTTGCCTGCCCTGCGCTTTGCATCCATTGCATCCCCTGCGGCGTCAAGCCTTGTTGGCGCCATTGAAACAGTTGTGAATCCGACTCTTGCTGTAACGAAGGGCGCAGTCAGAAGTCTCGCTGTACCCGTGGAGGCGGCGGCTGGGGCAGCGGTGGTTGCGACAGACAAGGCTCGCACGGGTCTTCGCATCGGATCGCAGATTGGGAGCTTGATGGCGACAGGAGCATCCGCTGTCTCTGCAGGGGCGGGGGGTGCAACTGGATCTATGGTGGGAGGTAAGCGAAGCGACTACCCAGAGGGTAAGCGAAGCGACTACCCAGAGGGTAAGCGAAGCGAGAGTGAACAAAGCCAAAGCATAACCCCCTTTGACACAGTGATTCTAACCGGCATCGCTGCGCTCATTGGCGGAGGCGCAATTCTTACAGCAGGTAGACAGTATGCCTGGGCAACAAGACCGTCGGATTCCCCTCCACTCCCAGGAAGAGTTTGAGCTTCTTTATAGTCCAGCCCTCGAATCCCCCGTTCTCGTTCACTTCACCGCCTCCTGGTGCGGTCCTTGCCAGCGCATCGACTGGCAGTTTCTTCTCGATGAATTCCCCACCCTGCCCGTCTACAAGTGCGACGTTGACGAGAACAAGTATACCGCAGGATTCTGCGGTGTAAAAGCAATTCCTAGTATGTTAATTCTTCTCCCTGGGAAGCGCATCGTCGGTCCCATTCAGGCAAGCGATACCGGAAAAATCGCTACGTGGATTTTCACAAGTTTGAAGTCTACAAAGTAATCAGATGATCTCGACAACCCCGTATGACTATTTCATAGTAGGAGCCGGCATTGCCGGCTTGTACTGTGCAATCCGCCTCCGAGAAGCCCACCCGAACGCCCGTATCGCCATTGCAGAGGCATACTCAAGCGCAGGTGGTCGCGTGGTCACCTACTCCCCGCCCACCACGAAGGTTCGCTGGGAGGCCGGTGCAGGGCGCATCCACTCCTCTCACACTTATGTTCACGGTCTCCTCCGCCGCTACGGCCTCACTACAATACCAATTGATCCCGATAGCATTTGGCGCCCCGTGGGTGGAACACCACAGGCGGATACGTGGAGTTCCTTTGCAAAGATCTTAGTGGATACCTTATCAACTCTTAGTGAAAAGGATCTGGTCACCCACACTATTGAACAACTTCTCCACAAAGTCATCGGTGCTGAGGAGACCAAAGCTCTTCTTCAACACTTTCCATATCGATCTGAAGTGATGGTGATGCGGGCTGACGTCGCTCTCAATTCCTTTCGCAATGAACTCGGCCACAGCGACAACTTCACGGTTGTTAAAGAGGGCTTGGGCGAACTCATACATCGTATGTATGCCGAGGCTGAGAACTCAGGAACACGCATTTTTCTCAAACACCGTCTGACCGCAGTTCGCCCGATGCCCAACGGGTATACAAAGCTCTTGTTCAAACCTGGAACAATCTACACCGCCCACCACGTCCTTCTTACACTTCCCCGAGATTCCCTCGTCGGTGTTGCACCCTTTGCGCGACTCCCTGCACTCCGTCATATGAAATCATCTCCGCTCCTCCGCACCTATGCTGTGTTTCCGAAACAGGACACGCAAGCCCCTTGGCACACCTCCCTCAAAAAAACGATTACAGATTCACCGCTCCGCTATGTCATTCCTGTCGGCCAAGCTCTCATGATCTCCTACACGGATGGTGACGACACGGCTCGTTGGAAGAAGATCCTAGACTCCGAGGGTGAGAAGAAGCTGGGTGGTTATCTTGTAAGTGAGGCGCGCCGGCTTTTCCCCGAGTATGAGATTCCAAATCCACTCTTTTTCAAGGCGCACTATTGGCCTGACGGTGCCTATTACTGGACACCTGGACTCTATGATCCGGCTGAGATCTCCAAGTCGATTATGAGACCAATGGCGCATGCCTTTCCCAATCTCTATGTCGCAGGCGAATCTTACAGTCTGCGCCAGGCGTGGATGGAGGGCGCTTTAGAACACGCAGACCAAATGCTCAGCACCTATCTTCTATAACAAACCAGATAATGAACACCCACATACTTCTTGCGCTTTTTCACATTCTAGTTGTTGTTCCTGTTCTTGGATATATCGCCTTTCAGCGTGGCCAACTTCCTCCGTGGGTCTTTCCGGCTCTTCTTGGCCTCGGCGGAGTCATCCTCCTCTATCACGCCTTCAAGGTGATTGTAAAATGGCGCGCGGCGTCTCCGAGTGTGTGGGTGAATATTGTTCACGTTGTTGCAGTCGCTCCTCTTCTCCTCTACATCGGCAGCCAGGCGTATGATACGCCCCGTTGGGCATATGAGCTCTTGTTAATGGAGATGTTCGCCGCACTTGGCTACCACTTGTATGGCCTCGTTACATCCTTGCAAACAATGAGCGAAAAAGTGGATGATTTGAAGAAGATCAGCTCTCGTGCTGACTAACCGACCTGAGCGCGAATCCCTAGCCCCAGTCCATTTGCGATCTCGTTACAATTCCTTACGTCGTCAGGCAAACACCCAACGACATGATACGTAAACGCCGGCATCGAATTACAGATCTTTCCGCAGTGCGTGCAGATCAGTTCTCCATCCTCCGTTGTCCCCAGCAACTTTCGGATCTCATCCCCCCTATGCTTCACCATATAGTGGCTACGAACCTGTTGCTTCAGACGGAACTCTTTATTACATCCCGGATGAGGACACGGATACTGCTCGACCTGCGTCTCCAGAAGCTCAGGATGGGCACTGGCAATGTGCGCAGTCAGAGGCTGTTTCTGTGCAAACTCGCGCAGACATCCTGTTGCAGGACACTTGTGCTTGAATGAGCCACTATGCTTGGCTGTGATGTGCATGTGAACCGCACTCTGGTAAGTCTTTGTGTACTCACAGTGCGGACACTGGAAAGAGCCATCGGCGAGGCGGATGTATTCGTAAGGCATTTTGGCTAGGGGACAGGCTGGTGGCGGGCGGTGGCGGCTTCAACTTTTAGGGCGCCTGCGGCGCCCGAAAAGGGATACCAACTTTTAGGGCTGCAGGCGCCCGAAAAGGGATACCAACTTTTAGGGCTGCAGGCACCCGAAAAGGGATACCAACTTTTAGGGCTGCGAGGTAGATGCCAAAGTACAGTAACCCTTCGTGGGTATATGACAATTTTATGAGACAAGCACATTTTCTTACACCTGCGTTTCTTTCAGCACCTGCGCTGATCGGCGTGTTGATCTATGAACTTGTAGAAAAAAAGAGTCTATCGACATCTGAAAAAGACAATCTTGCATATGCGGAACTTGGTCTTTCTTTTCTAGCAAGTCTACTCGTTTACATATTTATCTGGGGTCTTATTTCAATTAAATTTAGTTTTACACTTATTCTCATTATACTCTTTGTTATTCTGATCTCTCCGTTCGGCCTAGCAGTTCTCAAAGTATCCTTGAAAGACACACTTGACGAGACCTCCACAGACGCTCTCTCTGGGCTCATAATCCTTTCAACCCTCTTTTTTACACGAGTTTCTCTTGCAGTTTCAATTGCCCTGTAAAACACGCCTAAAATTTGAAGACTCCTGTCGTCGTCTCTTTCATTTTAGGCATACGCCTAAAATTTGATCCAACCACCCACACCTTAAGCCAAGTCCCCCCAGAACAGAATGCGTACCATGGCAGCAAACTGGATCGCCGGCACAGTCGAACTTTCATCAAAAGTTCGATATGGCCTCACGAGTCGTGGAGTCCCCCTCTTCCGCTTCATCCCTTACGACAAACGCTTAACACCCTTCGCCGTCGGCTGCTCAACACGTGATCTCTTCTATAACATCCATGCGATTGCGGAGCCTATTGCAGAGCAAGCGCCCGCCTCTAAGAACTCTCTCCTACGTCGTGCCGCCCTAGTCCAGACTCTCGGTGCGCCCAGCTTTGAGACAGAGCTCGCCCTTCTCATCGCCACCTACGCCCACGACAGTCGCAAAGAGTTGCGGAAGTTTCCTTCTGCCGCGGCTGGCGCAGCAGCAAGCGCCGAGCCAGACCTGAGCCGCCACACCCTGTATCCCCATCCCACCTTTCACATTGATCCCCCAGGATGCCGTGACGTGGATGACACGTTCAGCTTTGTCGACTTGCCTAACGGGAACTGGGAGGTCGGCATCCACATCGCCGACGTGGCCACTGCCGTTCAGCCAGGATCCCCTCTCGATCGCCACGCTGCCGCTCTCTCCACCTCCTTCTACACCCCTGAAGGCCGTGCCGTCCAGCCCATGTTTCCGCCATCGATCAGTGAATTGTCCTCCTCCCTGCTCCCCTCTTCACCGCCTGCGCAGAAGCCAACGCTCAGTCTCTTCTTCCAGTTCGACGGCCAAACCATCAAGAACCTACGCTGGGAGCGCACTCTCACCACAACCACCACCTCTTACACCTACGATGAGGCAAATCGAGCCGGCCTCGCGCCTCTCGGCCAAGTCGCCGCCGCCTTGGGCGCCCCAGCAGACGCTGACTCTCATATATGGGTTGAGCGTATGATGATCTTCTATAACGAGCAGGCTGGCGCCCTCCTCGCCGCCCATGGCACCGGCATCCTCCGTCGTCATGCGGCTGTATCCAAGCTTCAAGCTCTCCTCTGCATTCCTGGTGTGCCTCCGCATCTCGTCTACGAGGCCGCCGAGTACTGCCTCTCGACCGAGGCCAACACCCGCCACCACGGCCTCGGTCTTGACACCTATGCGTATGCAAGTTCGCCCCTCCGCCGCTACGCCGACCTCGTCAACCAGCGTGCGATCCATGCTATCCTCGATCGTGCGACGCCCATCACTACATCCCAAGATCTTGTCTCCGATCTGAACCGCCGCGCCCGACAGGCGAAGGCATTTGCTCGTGATCTCTTCTTCATCAGCATCGCCCAAGGCTCCTCTCTAGTCGCCGATGGCACAGTCACACTTCCTCCTTTCCAGGATGCAAAAGGTCTGTGGAAGACGAAGGTGTGGGTACCGGACTGGAAGCGTGTCATCACGGCTCGTAGCCTAGAGAAGCCTGAATTTCAGCCTGGAACCGCAGTCTATCTCTCCTGGTATGATCGCCGTGATGCACCAAACTGGAAGGAGCGCATCGTATTCAAGCTATCCAAGAAGATGAGTCAGTAAAACAGAATGCCCGCCACAACGATTGAAACATCCTCTTTTTCACTGACCCTTGACTTGCCCGAGCGTGCATCCTCTGCGATGAAGATTGACGCTTTTGTGAGCTTCCTCACGAGCTCTGATCTCGGAACTGATCGCTTAACGTGGGACACGAGTCAGACCCAGACCCAGACCCAGACCCAGACCCAGACTCAGACTTTCATTTCCCTGACGGCAATCCGCAGCCCTCGTGCGCCAGGTGCTTACTACCGTGACCCCTATCCTCTTACACTTGCCCTGGAACTCCCTGCACTTCAAGGAACACCTTCCCTTCGTATCACTGTCCCGCCTACAGATGTTGTTCCTCTGGTCTCAGCCTTGCGTAACTATGCAAATACTCTGCGCTATCAAAAATGAGCGTGTTCCCGCTCGCTCTTATTATTGTTATCTGGTGGATTGGCGTGTGGGGTCTCATTGAGACCATTATTCAGCCGTTTATTAAGAATAATTATTGGTCAGCTATTGCGGTATACGGCGCGATGATCGCCAGTGTACTGTTGATTGTATCAGTCTATCCGACGGTTCTGGAGAGCCTTGTCTAGGCATACCTTATAGTCGCAGATACAGACTTTCCGCAATCACAACACCACGCAAGACGCGAGGCCGCGCTTCCTCTAACACAGTAAGGATCCGCGGTTCCCCCGCCAGCGTCGCCAGACTCTGAAACTCCTCCACCAGAGACGCTAATTTGAGAAGACCTTTCTGGAAGTTCCCCTCAAACATCTCGAACTTAGCTGCCACTACAGCCAGCGGCTCGTCCGTTGCAATCCACTCGGCGACAGGCTCAATGAACTCCGTGCTCAGGGCCCAGTACTCCGGATCGGCCGGCAGACCGACCCGCTCCTCAATGGCCATGAAGCGCCGAGCGTCTGCGTCAAGTCTCCACAGCTCAGCACACACCTCCTTTGACACCTGCAGCTGATCGGGCGACTTGGCAACTTCGTCGTCCCGACTGCTCTCCCCAACAAACGTGGCCAAGATGCACAAGAGGTCTTCAACGGAGGGAAGATCTGCCCGAGCACGTATCCTCCCGAAAAGCTCCGCCATCAGAAATGGATGTCCTTCGTTTACTTCTGAGGCCAGTCTACCCAAAGGAGTCAGAGCCTCAGCCCCAGCCTCAGCCCCAGTCCCCGCCTCGCTCCCACTCTCTACGTATCCGCACTCCGAGAGCACGCATAGACGAAGAGCAACATGTGCCTCCGCCTCCGCCCCGACAGGTGCAATGTAACTGTGAGCAGCCTGCTCGGTCAAATCTTCCCAGCGGCGGTAGCGCTCCAGAACTCCGTTCCATTTCGCAGGAGGATGCTCGTCGTTCCATTTCACCAATTCTCTCGTGGCGGCCTTTTTGCGAGAATTTTGACTGTTGCGGACGACCAGTTCCAGCTCGCATCGCTCCCGACACGCAATCCGTTCAGTCTCCGAGATACACGTGGCGGCCACCGACACCGCCTCTTCCAAGGCCCGGGACTCCGCGTCCCTCTTACGGTGATCCAATTCAGCTAGACGCCACCAGTAAGACCCTTCCAGGAGATCTCGCAAAGGACGCCCTGCATTCCGCAGCTTCAGAACAAAGTCGTAGTGAAAGTTCAGACGAGACGCAAACGACCCAGCCCGCCCCATCAGAATTGCTCGAAATGGCTCTATGTCAAGGGGCTCGCGCTGCGGCAGGTGGAGAACCAGCCCACGGTCATCCTTCCCTCGACGACCCGCGCGTCCTGCCATCTGAATATACTCTGCCGACTGCAGGCAGCGCATCCCTGAATCGGAGAACTTTTCAACCGCTGTGAAGATAACCGTTTTCGTTGGCATGTTAATTCCCACAGCAAACGTTTCTGTGGCAAACAACACCTTCACGAGTCCCTTGGCAAAGAGAATCTCCAGAATCTCCTTCAAGAACGGAAGCAAGCCACTGTGGTGGTAGGCGATCCCACGCATTGCGAGCGCCTTCAGGCTATGCGCCTGCGGCGACACCTCCAGAGAGTCACGGAACCTGGACAGATGGAAGTCCCAGATGTGCGCAACCGTCGCCGCATCACTGGAGTCCAAGTAAGACCCTGTGAGTTCCCCAGCCATCCTCTCACACCCCTTGCGAGAGAAGACGAAGGCAATCGCTGGCAGACATGCTGTGGTCTCTAGGCGGCGCATACACTCGTTCAGACGATGCTCAAATGCCTTGGGGCGAGTCTTACCGCCGACAGGTCCTTCATTGCCCGCCCGCCGTGCATCCCTAACGCGCTCCTTGAACTTGTCGTGGGCGAGCTGACCTGCCTTCCCATCCGCTAGCCAGGCACGGTACGTGTCGCTGTTGAACACCTCACGAGACGTCAAGACAGGCTGGAAGTAGCCGCTCGTCCAGTCCACGAGGCAATGCTCGAGAGGAACGGCACGCCACAGGGTTGAGATCAGCCAGATCCTGACACCCTTCAGCTCCGCCAGCCAGCGGGCAAACGGCTCAGGCGTGGAGAGCGTGGCTGAGAGGAGAATGAGGTGAACCGCCGGCGGCAGCAGCATCAGAGTCTCCTCCCAGACGTGGCCACGGTCGGTGTCGTTGATATAGTGCACCTCGTCAAAGACGACTGCGTCCACGCCATCCATAGACACCAGAGCTGTGGAGCCGACAGACTCTGTGGCTGTGCCTCGCTTGAAGAGCAGGTTGCGCAGGATCTCAGTGGTCATCACGAGGATATCGGCATCAGGGCAGAACTTGATGTCGCCTGTCATAATTCCAACACGAGCCGCAGGAAAGAGTTGCTTGAGATCGTGGAACTTTTGATTGCTCAGCGACTTGATGGGGGTGGTGTAGAAGACCCGACCGCCTCTGGCCAGTGACTTGGCGATCTGGTACTCACCAACAAACGTCTTCCCGCTGCCGGTCTTGGCGGTGACGAGAACATTCTCACCGGCCTCGATGGCGGCAATGGCGAAGCGCTGGAAACGGTCAGGCGCATAGCCTGTGACCAGCGCCGGCTCCGCAGGCATCGGCGGAACCTCTTCGGTCTCAGAGACAATGCGGACGAGATCCATTCTAGATCAGTGGGGGACTGGCTTCAAGTGGGCATGGGCAGCTTCAAGTTTTAAAGCCAACCGTAAGGCGTAATCTACTGCACTCCATAGTCCGCCTTCCACGTATTCGGCACAATACGAACAAAGTACTCTGAATAGTCAGTGCACCCCGTTTTCTGAATGAGTCCCTTAAATTCATTCAAAAACTCCAGCTGATAGTCGGTGTAGGGTCCAACTCTGGCGAGCAAAATCCCACGAATCTCAGGAAACAGATAATTCTCAATCTTTCCGTACATCCGAAAGTAATAGTCCATGTCGCTTACAGTTCCAATCTGCTTCTTCATCACGTCAATGCCACGTGTAAAAAGGTCACGCTCTGCCTGATCCATCCTTTTTACACAGCTCCTCAAAAGTTTAGGCCTTCAAAAGTTGAACCTTCAGCCCACCTACATGCCAAGTCCCTCTTAAAAATGTCCCAACTCCCACCTCTGACACCTCTTACACGTGAAACTCTGCGTGGCCTCAAAGCACAGAAGGATGAGCAGTTGCGTGCAGAAAAAGAGAAACAGCGTTTGTATCAAGTAAGCCGAGCTGTTTACCAGATATACGGGGAAGCTCGAGCCAGTGCAGAGATAAGAGGCGCCACATCATACAAGTTCCACGTCAACAGCAGCATTACATTACAAGATATGCCAGATGTTCTTGACGGACTTCGCGCCCTTTTCCCCGATTCCTCTGTAGAGTATTCCCTTCTTCTAAAAGGCATTGATGGGCAGATGTATGATGTCTCGAACATGGATGAAAAGATGCGTCCCTTTATCAATACTCAGCAGGGGCAGCAACACATTGTCATCGACTGGTCTTAAGACATTCCTCCACAGTCTATCCAATGTCCTCGCCCTCACCCTCACCCCACCTCATAAAAATCCACGACCTCCCATCCTGGTATGAACCAAGCCACTTCATCATCACAGGCTATCGCAATCCCAAGCACCACGCAACACCAGCAGCAGCGGCAGCCTCCGCCTTCACCTGGCACAATGAAACACTCAACATCCACACTCATCTCTGGACAGGATTCGCAGCTCTCTACGCTCTCTATTACAGAGTCCAGCAGCCCTACTATTTAACAGCAACCCCCTTTATTCAGTACTTCAACATCCTCCAGTGCCTCGGTGCAGCCGCAATGGGGTTCGCCTCCGCCTTTGCCCACACTTTCTATGTCATCAGCCCTGCTTGGTATACCTTCGCCTGGAAAGTGGATTGCGTAGGTATTGTTGCCGTTGTGTATACACATTTACTAGCAGATCATTATCTTCTCTTTTCTCGTGCTACGCCGGCACCTATCCTTTTTTACACCTCTATGACCGCATGTACAGCTGCTGGAGTGTTCTCTCTCTACAAAGTTTTCAAGTCACACGACGCAGATATTACCACTTGGGGTTTATATTATGCAGTCTTCGGGTGTATTCCTTACACTGCGGCTGTAGTGTGGCTTTCGCCTAGTCAAGACTTTGCATTTCAAAAAATGGCAGCTGCTTCAGCCGCTTGCTCCATCTGTTGTATAATCGCAGGAGGCATCTTTTTTACAGGAAAAATCCCTGAACGATTCGTCCAGAGCCGCTGGATCGATCTAGGTCTGCGTAGCCACGTCTGGCACCATATTTTCATTTCCCTTTCCATTTATCTGGGAAGTTTAGGCATCATTCCGTATATGCGTTAAAGCGAATCTTCTAGACATAGTCAATGCCACTCATCAATAAACTCTTCGGCTGGCAAGACATTGATTCAGCAACGATCCCCTCCATGCCAGCTGTCTTCCTTGTCAGCCACAGCAGCTACTGGGACATCTTTGTCGTTTGGCTCTTCTCTTTTACACCAGGATTCAAGAATCTGCACTCTATCGCCAAGCCGCAGTTCCGCGCCTGGTATTACTGGCCGATCCGTTCTCAGATGCGATTCCTCTATGCCTCGCGCGTAGAAGACAAGGGCGCCGGCACCACACAATCCCTCTTACACCAGTTCGAAACCCTCCCATCAACCGCGGCCAATCCTAAACATATCCTTCTCTCACCCAAGGGAACAACCCAAAACAAACCCTGGCGCTCAGGCTATTACTACTTTGCAAAAGGAGCGGAGATGAAGATCTATCCGCTGATTCTTAATTATTCGACACGAATCATCACGATAGGAACACCTATTGATCCTGCGACCACCCAGCTCGAAGACGCAACGGCCGCTCTCCAGCAGCAGCTCGGCCAGACTCGTGTGATTAATCTTGAGGCCGCAGAGTATCCTATTCACGATCCTCACGGCTGTCCATATGAAAGCATGTTCCCTTTTGACATGTGTTGCGTAAGTCTTCTGACGTTTATTCCATACTGGATCGCCCTTCTCCAGCAAGGCTTCTATTCCCAGGCCGCCTTGACTCTTGCGTGTGTAACGACTGCGTGGAAGTACCATCTCGATCACGAAGGCTCCCATTCTGCGAATCCTGCGGCATACCAGCGCATTGAGGCAAACCTAGCCATCGTAACAATGGCTCATCATCTTGCGCACCACGTGTGGCTACGTGGCTCCCTTCCGCCCATCTTTCTTCTTACATTTGCCATTGGTGGATTCTACTACCTCAATTCCATTCCGCGAGGATTCTTGCCGCGGCGTGGAAAATACGTGGTGTATCATAGCTTCTATCATATGATGGTGGCGATTGCAGCCTTTTCGCTTCTTTAGGAAGGATTGTCAGGGAGTTCTTCTGCCCTAGCCTGTGCCCTAGCATCCCTATCTGGTATAAATATCCTTGTAGGCTGCCCATCGTACATCACTTCAATAATATTAGGATCCTTGGGCGCCTCTGCAGAACCGCCTAGAGCCTGAAGTTCTTCATACTCTTTGAAATAGACACCATCGACCAGACAGAAGACTGCTTCGTCGATGAGATCTGCAGGGAACATGTTTGTCATTTTGAGATTGAAGATGGGTGTGTACTTTGTAATCGTCTGATCTCCCTGAACAAGTCTGACAGGGATTGACCAGTCTCCATCTAGAGTATTGTATAGGATGAAGGTGTTCATATCGAATGTGTCGTCATTCAGCGTCCACCCCGCCTGGAACTCTCCACTTGAGCGGAGTACAGAGAAGGACGTGCCCTTGATCATTCGCAAGAGCTGGCCAAGGATAGGATGTTCATAGGCATCCGCAAACCTCACCATCTTCTTTGAATGCAGGTAGGCGCGACAGTCACGGAGCGCTGCGCCAGCATGCAGATCGCACATTTTCAAGCCAAACATCCTCTCGATCTGTACCCAATTAGGGTCATCTGCTCCACAGTAGAAGCAGGCGTCACGTGTCATCACGAGGCTACGAGGCGCAAGGCTGGTGTAGACAGGGTCTTCCATTGCGGCACACGGGGAGACGCCAGGTTAAAAAAAGCGCGCAAGTTCAACTTTAAGGTAATGCAGCTCCGTGAAACCCACATGATTCCTGAGCCGGTTCTCGTCTTTTCAGGTTTGTCTTATTTGATCCCAGCCTACTATGCCGCCCAAGCCGGCCTCCCGTATTCACTCGCCTCCACACTCTTTCTTACCGCAACCACCGTCGGCTTCCACGGCACTCGCCAAGACTGGCTTTTCCAGCTTGATCTTCTTGCTATTCTGAATTTCAACGTCGCTGCGATCTACAACATCTCCAAGGTGGGTCCTGCCGCCGTTCTCGTTTGGTTTGTAGCCGTCTCGTATTCGATTCTCTCGTACTTTGGCGGACAGCGCTATGGTGTCCTCTCCTTTGACCCCAACTGGAATATTCAGATGTTTTTTCATTCGTTTATTCATTTTTCAACGTGTTATGTGGCGTATTATTGTTTTACTCAGCGCGCACTTCAGAACGAGCAGACCAAGCCCGTCTGAGGGTCGCGTGCTACACTGGCTGGGTCGAGGACAATGAGTCCCTCGTCCCATCCATCACAGCCCTTCAGATCCTCAATGACCTTCTGGGTGCCGAAGTACGGGTGGCCGATCACAGGACCCTCGAGACCGTGGCCGAGCGTGCAGACTGCAATGCCGTCAACGACAGCCATGTGACCTGAGTCCAGGACAAAGTTGTAGTAGGCATCCAACTCAACATCCTGCAGCATGCCGATATCGGCGGGAAAGACCCACTCATTGCTTTCCTCTTCCTTGATGGGATGATACGGCGTGATCGTCAGTCCCTCAGGAAAGACAATCATCGTGGTTGCAGGCGCAGTCAGCTCCGTCTTCACCACAACCTGCACCACGAAGCCGCTGGCGAGGATGTCGCCCTTCTGAACCAAGGACACCAGCTTCCCGCCGCCGTCCTCCATCTCCACCATGCAATTTCCACTGAAGCATCCGCCGCTTGCGTTATTGCTCGTCTGTGACATGTACTGGCCAGTGACACGCACGTGCGGCGTGATGCTGGAGCGAGGCGGCGGCAGATCCGCAAAGAGCGCATTGCCGCGATCCTGGATGATACGGAATAGATCGCCACAGAAGTGCTGGAGGACGGCGTCCTTGAAGTTCACCGTCTGCTCGCAGGCCAGAGCCCGTGAGTAGCTGATGAGGTGATTGAGACCCCAGCGGTCAAACCACTCCTTCTTTGACACAGCACGCATAAGCTGCCCCTCATTCTCGTCCTCGCTCAGAATGTCCTTCAGAATGTCCTTCTTGAGAACACTGTCAGGGAGAGCGGCCGAGATCCAGGAGTGAAGAGCAGTGAGCGTGGAACGGAAGCTCTCATCGTGGCGAACCGAGCAGCAGCGAAGAACCTCTGCGTATACCCGATCCAGAGCCGCCCTCTCTAGAGCCGCAGCCTCCGTGCCCGCCTGAACGATGACAGACGCTGTCTGGTTGCCGTACATCACCTCGACTGTGTCACCCGCCACAATGTCAGACACCTTGACCGTGCGAGTCTGGCCGGCGCTCAGGGAACCGACTGACTTTCCAGCTACGGAAATCTGGTTCGCCACAGTCGAGAGCACGGTGCTGCAGAAGTTGATGAAGACTGTGCCGACCATCGAGCAATCAGGGATGAAGCCATAGGTGCCGTTGCCCTCAACCGAGAGTGACTCCAGAAGCTTGCTCTCAAGCGAGTAGCCGAAGCCGAAGGTGCTGAGGTTTGCCTTGACGCCGCTCTCAGCCAGCTTCCGCTTGAAGGCCGGCGTGATGCCGCCGTGAGGGATGTAGTCGGGAGTCGGCTCGCCATCCGTGAGAAGGACGATCTGGATGTTGGCATTCGGCGAAGCGGCGGCAGCCTTGCGAGCCTCCTCGAGTGCGGCGGCGAGACCGGCGTAGATGTTCGTGCCACCGCCCTCATACAAAGCACTGATCGCAGCGTTCGCACGATCCAGGCCGTGATCCTTCATCTTTGTAAGAGGGAGGAGGCAGTTGGCAGACTCTGAGAAGCCGATGATGGAGAGGGAGACTGGACTCTCGCTGGCACGTGATGCCGCAACTGCAGCCACCGTCTTCATGCAGTGCTTGACGAGATCAAGGCGGGAGAAGACGGCGGCCTCTGCTGAAGCCTTGGTGTCAGGTGGGGCGGCACCCGATGCCATTGAGCCAGAGGTGTCCACGATGGCGATGATGACCGTCTCCATAGGCTTGACAGAGGTGGAGCCGAGCGTGAGGTAGGAGTTGCCGTCGTAGGTAGACACCGACGCATTGAACTGAACCGGCACTGCAGATGCTACACCCGCCGCCTTGGCGGCACGAGCGGCGGCGGCCGCCTGAGACCCTGCTGCCGTCTTGAGAAAGTCGGCGATGAGGTTCTTCAGAGCCCAGTTCGGCGCAAGGTTGGATACGGTCATGTGCTGGCGAGTCTGCGGGCTGGTCGCGTGCTGCGCCAGCCAGGTGACGATGGCATCGCGCTCGTACGTGTGGCCATCGGTGCCGACGACGGGATCAATCATGATCTCCTGCGTGATGGGGCAGAGGAACTCCGAAGGCGCAGAAAGTGCAGACATTTTCGGCGAGGGGGACTCACCGTGGCGCCCGCCTCCCCCCATCAATTTTTACGGGGTTTGGCACCAACGCGCAAAAAAGGTATGGTGGCCTAGTGTCTTCCAAGCCTACACCTCTTTTTACACAGAATTCATCTTCGAAATGACCACAGCGCTAATCATTCCCAGACAGAAGACCAATGAATAGATACATACGTTAAACGTTTCAAGAGGATTCTTCTCAAGTGGGTGATCCTCTACAGTACCCTCTACGTCTGAACTGACATCGTCACTCTCTTCGGCTGAGGTGGAGGGCTCTTCAACCGCCTCACTCACAGGCGGAGTGTCAATGTCGGCGCCATAGTCGTGCTCGTCATCATCGGACTCGAGGGGCGGCATAGGGGGTCTACCCGTCTCAATTGCAGGCATGTCATCGTCTGAGTAGTCTACGAGGCGGGTTACGGTAGGGTCTACGTTGCTAGAACGAGTCCAGCACCCAAGGCCAAAGCCGGCGCTCTCGTTGTCTAGAGCAGGAATGAGACTGTCAAGTGCAGCCATGGGAGGACTTCTCCTTTCAGCCCAGCGCCTGCTTCAACTTTAGCTGGCCGCTAGCCGCTAGCCCAGCATAAACACAACACCCCCTCTTACAAGAAGATGTCAACGATCACACTCACCTCCCTTGTGATTGGCGCAGACTACCAGAAGGCTCTCCAGACCTGTATCCAGTCAAAGAAGGACTACGCCAAAGCTCAGGAGTACACTTACATTCAGGGTGGTGAGACGTTCTGGGATCGTAATAAGCCGATCGCCTGGTCGAAGATTCCGTTTTATCTTGACGTCTGTTCGAAGCTCCCTGAGTGTGCTCTTGTTTGGCAGACAGATGCAGATATCCTAATTACCAACCCTACGATCCGAGTGGAGGATCAGATTGTCCCGCTCCTTCCCGCCGACAAGGATCTCCTTCTTACAATGGATGCGTGTGGTCATATTAATTCGGGCAGCATTCTCTATCGTAATACGCCCTGGATGCGTGATTACTGGCGCCGCGTGGGTGGACTCACCCAGTACACCTATCACATTTGGTGGGAGAATGCCGCAATGATCGCTCTTTATGACTCAAATCCTGAAGACAAGGCAAAGATTGAGGTGACAAACCAGCACAAGCTCTTCAATGCCTACCTCCGCGGCTTGCCTGGTGAGCCGCTCTGGACGCCTGGCGATTTCCTTGTTCATTTTGCTGGTGTCTACAGTCTGACTGATATGGCGAACTTGACGGCCAAGATTCAGGCAGGCGAAACGCCTCGCATTCCTATGTAGTATGGCCGACGAACAAGGCCTCAAGAAATCAATGACTCTCAAAGACTTGGTCTTGTTTGGAATTCTCTCCATCCTCGCCTCAGGAGGATTTAATCTACTGGGTCACGCAGTGGTTCAAGCTGGCCCCGCATGGCCTCTCACTCTGACTGCCGCTGCCGCTGTCTTCCTAGGTGCCGCCAAAACCTATGCGGTTGCCTTTGAAGCCCATCCCTCGAACACAGCAGAATCTGACCTGGTTCAAGAGCAATTTGGCGACATAGCGTCCGCCATCACAGCGATCGGCATCCTTATCTTTAACATAGTATCCATCAGCACAATTCTTGTCTTTTGTTCTCATATTATCTTACCATCTGCATCTTGGGTCAGTCAAATTGCTCTTACTATTTCTATGATCGCAGCTATGTCAGGATTTGCACTCCAAGGCATTGACGTCAATAAATCTGTATTGAATGGATTTTCTCAGATCCTGATTCTGATCTTAGCCACCACCAGTGTTCTTGGGTTTGGAGGACTGGCAGTCAATGGCTACCCCTCTGTGTTCCGTGTAAAAGGGGGAAGTATGGCATCGAGTTTCTTCTACTTCTTTTTTATTATTGCAGGATTTGATGCACTCATGAAGTTCGCCGACGAAACACGCGAGCCAAGCGATATTCCCAAATCATTTTACATAAGTAATTTGATTTCTATCTTCTTGCTTTTCGGTGTTGTTCTCGCATATATCTCTTGGGTGGATATCGGCGCACTAAAGTCATTTGACAATCCGATCGGTGAAATCTTTCAAGTGTTCCTGGGCGGCTACACACGTGACATCTTTATTGGATTTGCTGTGATGTTTATGATTCTCACTACGTTCGTGATCTTTCTTGTTTCGACCCGCTATCTCTATGGCTTGGGCGAGAAGTACCCTGCTCTCTCGGCGCTCACATCCTTGAATGCGGCAAAAGTTCCTGATTCTGCCGTTTACACCACCTTTGGTATTTCCTCGGTGGTTTCGATAATGAATCAGACAGAGAAGCTGCTACGTCTGACAGATCTTGGCCTCGGCATTCAGCTGGTGACTGTGGCTGCGGCGGCGACGGTTGCGCAAGCGAAGGCGGGGGCATTCCCTGTTATCGAGGGCGCCACAACAGCGGCGCTGACGGCGGTGCTGGCTTCGGTGTTTTCTTAGAAGGCTTAAACTCTCGATACTATTCCTTTTACAGTCCTATAGCTAAGAGGTATAGCGGGGGTCTTATGAGCCCTAGGTCCAGGGTTCGATTCCCTGTAGGACTAGATAGGCTACACTCTTTTACAAAAAGTGTAGCCCCTCTAGTAGAAAATGTTCGGCGGCAAGTACACTCGCAAGGCTAGCAAGGCGACGAAGATGACGGTGGGCAGCAAGGCGCAGGTTTACCACGGCACGGCCAAGCACACGAGCGGCGGCCTGGTTGCAAAGGATCTGATGAAGCACAAGGGGCGTATTGTCAGCCGCAAGAAGCACTTCCTCGGAATCCGTGCGGTGAACAAGCTGTTCAAGGCTGGCTACCGTCCGAAGAAGGGAACCTTCAAGCTCTTTAAGAAGTAAAGAGCGACGGCGAGCGACGGCGAGCAACGCCTCCTCACTTCCCCGTCTCCGCCCACTTTTTCACAGCGTCTAGCATTTGCGCAATCTCCGCGCGGATAAGTCCCGACCCCACCTCAGCCACAGACTCAGGGTCGTACCAGTATAAGCTACCACGACTAGCGCCAACGCTACCCGTCTCTTCAATATTTGACCAGACGAGTGCCGCCCCACTTGCCGTCAGTTCCGACATATGCTCCCGTACTTGCGCCAAGCTTGATCCAACCCCGCGCTGTCCGAGCGCACGTTCGACTACCCCCATCTCACACCCCTGGCCGAAGAAGATCGCCTCCCACTCCGTTCCGCCTGTTGCACCCGATTCAGAACATCCGATCAGAGTCACGTCTTGCTTGACCCAGCGAGACCAGAGTCCACGAGGAATCTCGCCGCCCAGCCAAAAGACACGCACCGGCTTCGCCGCGTTTGCCACATAGGTCGCAATCATCTGCGCATCAAAGCTATCACGCATCCGAAAGATCACATCCCACTTCCGTCGCCAGACCGCTAGAGGAACAGACGCAGCAGGACCCGTTGCTGCGCTACCCCCATCTCCAATGACAAGCACATTCTTGCCCCGGTATAGCGACTCGGATTCTAGCGCTGCAAACCTCCGAAGGCCTGCGTCCACACCTACAACAAACAGACGCCGTCCACGAAGAGCCGCGTCAAATCCTTCCAGTCGGTAAGGTTCCATTACCAGCTGTGCAGCTTTCTCCGCATTCACTCTAGACGCAGGGGATGACATCCGTTGCACACTTCCTTCTTACACTTGTCTTACTGCCTATCATTGATCTGCCGTGGCTGTGGCTCAGCTCCTACGTAGCTCTTCCGGCCTATGAAAAGATCCAAGGCGGTCGCACACTCCACCCGAGACTCGCAGCTGCCTTGCCCGTCTATCTTGCCCTTGCCTACCTCCACAGCCAACAGACGTCGCTTGCAGGTGCCGCTGCGACCGGTGCTGCTGTCTACGCCGTGTACGACTTCACTCTTCTTACACTTTTCCAAGACTTCAGCCTTTGGTTAGCAATTGCCGATACTTTATGGGGCGGGGCTCTGTTCGCGCTTGTCTTCTATATTATCAAAGCTGCGGGCGTCTAGCTTCTGTTTCATATGAGCCGCAAGGAAAGCCGCTGTTCCCACACGGTACATATCAAGTACAACAACCGCAGCTGTGAATATTTTCGACTTGTATTTTTCAAGCGACATCTAGAGTATGGCCGGCTATATCTTTGTTCTGACAACGGATACAGGTGTAGTGAAATATATCTTTTATGAGATTGCGATTGCTCTCATAAAAGCTCGTGAGTATCATTTGATCTTAATTCGCCATCGGGTATCTGATGATGGCTCTGCAACAACAATGACAATTTATGATCCTTATGTCCAGTATACCCAAGCCCAATGAAGCAACGCCTGCCGCTGCCTAGGGCGGCAGCCCAAATCCCCCTTCTTACATGCTCCACTGACCGCTCCAGCGTGACGAGAAAACGCACGCCACCGCTGAATCTGAACCGCGTCGAGATCCGGAATCCGACGACCCATCCAATACCTACAGTACCACTGGAACCAGCCCCGCTCATCCGGATTCTTGACGGGATCCGCTAAGATGCTACGCGCGCCGCTCGCCCGGCGTGTCTGCCGGCTGCCCTTCGCAGGGACCCTGTGGGTACTCGCTTCGCTTATCCATCCCGCCTTCAGTGTGGCGACCCAGCCCGCCTTCCGCCACTCCGACAAGGGTAGGCGAGAGTCGATGTGAAAGGCGTTGATCGCCACATCCCCACCCACAGGCGCCCCAGGCGCCAACTTCTCCAGAAGCGCCGCCCGCCAGAACCACTCTGCAGGGAACTCATCCACGCAGTCGTTCAAATAACGTCCCCCAAACGCCCCCAGAGCAAGAATCTCACCAGGAGTTGCCGCCGGCTTGAAGTCCGCAGCGAATCCCTGACCCGGTGCTTCCGTCAGAACATAAGAACCATGGCTCATCTTGTTTGAGAATCGGATCGTATCCCCTTTGTGAAAAGAGGAAAGTGGGCGACCTTTCTTTTTTAGAGTCGCGAGCACGCTCTCCACGCCCGCCATCTGCTCAGCCCCCTTAAAATTGTCCCCCGTCTCAACGACCATCGCAAGTCCCCCCGCCATGGATCCCAAGACCCAAACCCAGCTTGCCGCGTGGCGCGCTTCTCTAACACCGAAGGAGCGCCAGCTCCATGAGCTCGCAGCCGTTATGCTCAAGAAGACATTTGTCCTTCCTAACGCACCCCAACAGGCCGCCGACAATGGCTCCTATTTCCCCGAGAAGTCGCACGCTTTCCGTGCCTGGCTGAAAAAGTCCGCGACTTCCTAGATGTCAGGCTTCGCTCGTACGTCAGGCCAAGAAGCCCTTACTCTCGCGCCCAAACCAAAGACACCCCAAACCATTTTGGTGGAAGTCAACAGTCGCGATCGGAACTTTTCGGCAGCTAACCAATCGACGAACTCGTTTCGTTTCACATTCCAGCGTCCCATCAAAGATATTCAAACAGTCGAACTCCTTGCTGGAACAGTCCCTATTCCTTACGCCATCACCACCTCTAACAATACCTTTATAGTGGTTGAAGGATCCACTCGTAATACGATCACACTCGCCCCAGCCTTTTACACGAACGCTACCCTTGCCGCCGCCCTCCAGACTGCCTTGAATGCAATGCCCGGTAAAGCGAATACATATACGGCCGGCCTCGACGCCACGGGCGCCTACCTCACCGTGACCCGAGCCTCCGGTACAGCCCCTTTTACATTTTTATTTGCAACCGGCTCACCGGCAGACACGGGGCAGGCAGTGAACACACCATCCACTGCTCTTGGATTTGCCTCAGACGATTACACACATGTAAATGGTGTCATCCAGGCTCCTTACCCAATGGATCCAGTCATGACTCGGATCTATCTCTACATTGATTTCGAGTCGACACTCTCCCTCAGTGCGATTGAACGTGGAGCCGGCAGGCGATCACCGTTTGGTGTTATCTATTTTGACCAGACTACGAACGGCTACAAGTTTTTGAACAAGGAAACCATTCAACAGACTCTCTATAAACTCGCCCAGCCACTTCCCCGTCTCCAGAGCTTACAAATTGACTTTCGTGACGAGTTCTATCATCCGATTAACTTCGGCGGAAGGGAACTGACCCTTCTTTTACAATTCACTGGCTTGGTTGCCTAGATCTCCCGTTTGAACACAGGATATCCAACAAGCCCCTTCCTACACCGGCAATCGCATGTATCATTCCCACAAAGAAGCACAATCTCCGACGGCTTGTACGCCGCATTGACCTCCTTCCACAAGGGCAGCTGGAGATGCATATTACAAAAGGAGGGATACACAATCAAATCATACCGACGCATCGCGATATCCCTGAGCAATGTCCCATCCCTCGAATCATCTCGGAATCCGCGAGGAAAGTCACATGTGTAGCTGAATCCACGGCCATAGAGTCCTTCGACAGAAGCCCCTTCATACAAATGATCCAGTCGAGGCACCTCGTGCGCAGCCGATCCCAGAAGACACTTCATTCCATGAACGGTCAGGCATCGAAGATAGTCCGGCTGGGGCCAAAAGGAGATCAGTAGCACTTCGCGAGGCTGCGCCGCAGGCGCCGCAGGCGCCGCAGGCGCCACACACACCCTTTTACACAGTCCTTCCGCCATCGCGCGAGTTGTCAACTGCTGACGTGTGTAGTCAAGCAACGCCCCGGCCGCTACACGAATCTCCTCCTGTACCTCCGGCGTAAACGGCTGTCCCATCTTGGGCAGAATCTTCTCGACCGTCGCCGCAAGAAGCGCCTTAGGAAAAAAGGCTAGAGTCTCCGGCGGGCATCCCTCAAGTCCAATGAACAAAGGGATACACCCCTGCGCAAGAATCTCATAGTGGCGCAAACAATCCCAACCACCCTTCTTACATGTAATCGCAAAGACAGATGTGGCATACTCAGCATAGTAGTCCGCCTCTTTCGTATAAATATACGTACACGGCTGTCCAGGAATCAGATTCGAGATCCACTTTGTTTTGACACCAATCCCGGATCGAACCCGCGATTCAGGGATTGAGAACCCGATGGGAAGCATCTCCTCCGGTACCGTCGCGCCTGGCTTAAGTGTTTTTTGTGTTCCTATGTTATCAATCACACTGAAGAAATTACACTCCCTCGTTTCTGCCCACGGCAGGTTCACTAGCAGCTTCTATGCGATTTCACAGGCGCGGGTCAATTCTCAGATGGCGTTGTGGCGAAAGTCCCTTCCGACGATTAAGCCGTTTTATGCTGTAAAGTGTAATCCGGATCCGACGTTGATGAAGTGGCTAGCGGAAGAGGGTGCAGGATTTGATTGTGCGAGTGCGAGGGAGCTGAATCTAGTGGGGGATCTCTATATCCCGACAGCCATAGCCCCTCCCGAGATTGTGTTTGCGAACCCCTGTAAAAAGGGTGATGAGATCTTTTACTCAGGCAGGAAGGTAAACACAACTGTGATTGATAGTGAAGAGGAACTTGAAAAACTTACAAATAAATCGTGGATTGGAACATCTCTTGTCCGGATTCGCGTGGGTGATTCTGGAAGTCGTATGCCGTTTGGCGCCAAGTTCGGCGCAGATCTTGACTCTGTGTCTAGTCTTGCAAAGAAGGCTGCCAAGCTCGGCCAGCGCTTGAGCGGAGTGAGTTTTCACGTGGGAAGTGGCTGTGGCAATCCTACGCAGTATGCGGATGCAATTCGTGAGGCGCTCTATGCGATCGTCTGTCTCCAGCAGGCTGGCCACACGGCCACGACCCTTGATATTGGTGGCGGATTCACGCAGGAAGGATTCGAGGGTGCGGCAGCGACCATTCAGAAGGCACTCGCTACGGTTCCGAAGTCGATTCGAGTTATTGCGGAGCCCGGCAGATTCTTTGCCGCCTCCTGCCAAGATTTGTTTGTGAGAGTGATTGCAAAAAAGCCGGCCGCTAAGGGACGGAAAGGCTGGCGCTATACGATTGATGATAGTTTGTACGGTCAATTCTCTTGCATTCCGTATGACCACTCCACGCCGCGCTGGATTCGTGTGCGCGGTTCCAATGAAGCTGAGCGGCCGCGATCAGCCGCAGTTCTCTACGGTCGTACATGCGATAGTGTGGATATGATTGCGGCGGCGGCCTCCACGGAGGAGCTAGAGGTGGGAGACTGGCTCTGGTTTCCAAAAATGGGTGCTTACACGAGTGTAACAAGCACGGAATTTAATGGGTTTCCTAAGCCGAGGACTTTGACTCTTGAGGCGCACCGGCCTGAGCAGTTGCCTTCGCCGCAGGAGTTTTCGGAGGCGGCTTGGCCTTCGGGACTACGGTACGTTTCTGCGGTACAGGTGCCGACGGATTTGTAGTCTGGGCAGCAGCTGCAGCAGTCGCTTCGCTTGCTGCCCGCTTCTTAGCCCAATGAGCCTTCCAGAATTCAGGGGTTCCGTAGGCGGGCTTAGGTGCGGCAGCGGGCGCGGCGGCGACAGCAGGCGCTTCGCGTTCAGCTCGCTCCTCTTCTAACATCTTCATACATGCGGTGCGATCCTCGTCAGGAACAGGCTCAAGTCGCTCAGTATACCACTCTTGCACGAGCTGCCAGACTTCTTCGGCGAGACTCGTAGGATAGCTAACCGGCTCAGGCGCCACGCTGCCTTTAATCAGTTCCAGCCGCGGCTCGCCCACGGGAACGCGCATGGGCACTCGCTTGCCTGGCCGACCGTCTAGGGGCGTCATCCGCAACCAGAGGAGCTGGCTCTCTTGCACGACTCTGTACATACTGACTATGCTGTAGAGCTGCTGAACGCTCTAGACTGCGAGCTACCACCCGCTCGGCAATGGACTGGCGTCCCTCGGCGGCAACGATGTGCTGGATGCAGTAGTCGGTCGCACCCACCACCCTCTTACACCTAGTCTCACGGCAGCGATAGACCCAGCTCTCGCCTCGGCGAACCTTGTTTGATCGCCAAGCGTCTGAAGATGCGTCAAACCACTCAGGAGAGAACTCACGAATCTGCGGGGACGCTGCAGACTCCATATAGGGACTTGGCTTTTCTACAGGCGACATGCATCAATTTTTGTGTCACTTTCTTATAGAATGAACGATCGTGTTAAGGCAGAGGAGAAGCGCTTAGTTGTTGCCGCCCGGCGCGTCACACGTGCCAAGAAGATGCTGGTCAAGGCCAATAAGGCTGTGAATGCCACGAGGAAGCGTATTGTTGCGGCGAAGGCTGCGCAGAAGAAGGCAGCCAAGCAATAGTGTGTTTGAATATTTATATTTTGTTAGCGAGATCTTCCCTCTAACAAAAATACCCGGATGGCCATCCTATCAGTACTTATAAATCATAGTTAAATATAAAATCTAAAAGATGGCGAATCTTTCAGATCTTTCCTTTGCGGTCTCCCTTGTTCTCCCACTTCATGTCCTTACCTCTTGATCGTTTTTTTATATAACTAAGTAAATTTTTTCTTTGATCAAGACCTAAGGATTATGAAGGAACCAAAGTGCCACTTTGGCGGGAAAAGGGGTGGCACACACAAAGGCCGGTGCGTATAGGCTCATCGTCCTATGATATAACTCATCTATACCACCTTTGTTCTCTTTGGAAGAGGACAAAGCTGGGGGGTTCGGAACCGGTCGGGATTGAACCGACGACCTTTGAGTGTACTGTTAAATTTAACAGCTCAACGCGAACTAACCACTGCGCCACGGATCCGGTGGAGTTGCCTCCACTGTCCTCGGATATCAAAAATCGGCCTCTCTGAACGCACTACAACCTCCGCGCCGGCCGCCCCGTTGCTCCCACGCTGAACACGGCGCCATTCTCAAAGACCCAGACTTCGACTCCATCCCGCTCCTCCTTCCACATCGACGCCTCGAATGCTCGTGCGGCGAGGGGTTCTTCGGCTGTCTCCGCAAACTGCTTATCAATGACTGGAAAGGATGCAAGAAGAGTGCCTTTGACGGTGTCCTCTCTAGCCCCAGCCACCCGACCATCTGCCTTCTTCTTTTGCACTGCCGCAGACTTCTTGCGGACCATCTCTTCTACAGCTGAATCACTCGGCCTTTGAACCCTCCATCCAACAACTCCCGCACCCGCGCACCACGCTTCCGCCGCCGCCTGCGCTTCTAGAGCAGCAGCAATCCAGTCTGCAGGAGGCTCCCCACTCTTGCGCACCTTCTCCCAGTACCACCGACTTCCAAAGATATGAGAGTACTCAGGAATTTCCTCCGTCAAGAGCCCATGGATCATTGACGACTGCGTCTTCCCCGCACTCGTTCTCCTCTTACACCCTTCGCAGAGATTTCCTGAGACCGGCACGACCTTGCAGAGTTTAACGTGACACGACGTTGTACTGGACTCGCCGTGGTTTCCTTTCGTCTTTTCCCATTGCGTCAGACGCGCTAGACAACGGGCTTCCATTTTGCTTGCGGGCGGGACTTAGTGTATCCAACCAAAAAGGGTCCAAGTTTTATGTAGTTAACACATCTAACACCGCTCCACCAAGTCAAACGCGATCTCCTCAAAGTCTTCAGGAGCATTCTCCTCTACCGAGATCACATCACGTGCCCAGGAACCGACAAGAGGCTCCCCATCTCGAAAGTCTCCGCCACCACGGCCGTTGCCCTCGCAGGTGAGAAGTGGAAGAGGGTGGAGCTTGTAGCCGCCTCCATCCTTTCGAACCTTGTTCTTGTCCACGAACAGCTTCTTGGTGTGGTTGATGACGAACCGAAACCGGCTCGTGTCCTTCTCCTGCGGGATAATCTGCTGGTACTCGTTACACTGGCGGTAAAGATTCGCTCCATCAGGTTCTTCATCCGCATAGTCACCCGCCCAGACGACGCGGGACTTGTGGTAAATGCCCTCAGGACTCAGGGCAAATTCGAAGGCTGAGACGAAGTTATTCCCGAGGAATGAATGCTCCATCAGCTTCAGACCATTGTGGTAGTTGTGGGCATTCATCCACACTACGATCTTTCCTTCCGCGTTGAGAATGATGGGGTAGTAGTACTGACCCATGTCTGCTTTTTAGGGGGACTTGCCTTTGCTGCGGGTGGCTGGGTTCAATTTTTAGGTGCCGGCTCTACCAAACCGGCAGCTTGTGAATCTCAATGTGGATCCCTTTCTCGATGTAGAGACGTGACAGTCCCGTCGCAGACTCAGGCACATCCACCTCATTGCAGCCAGGGTGGTTGTTTTCTTCAATCCATCTTAGCTCTTCCTCAATTGCTTCCTTGTGCTTCAGCTTCACTGCGGCCACAGCTGCGGCATACGTTGTGTAGGCCACGCCATACGGATCGCCGTTCTCGATCACGACGTAGACGTTCATTTTGACAGGGGGGGACTTTAACGTCTATGACCGTGCGTTCAACTTTTATAGATGAAGAATAGAGAATGCCATTTACAGCACGTCGTAAAATAATATGCTATACTGGAATAAACGCAAAGAAAAGCGGAAAACATAGTGTTAGAAATTTTAAAAGGGTTACACGTAAATCTCATTCTAAACAATTGTGTAAGATTATGAAATGCCCAAAGCGGAATAATATAAAAAGATGGGTTAATTTATTTGGGGCGGAATATACAACACCAGAAGAATGCGATAAGATTGTTATAGCTTAACTTCATTTTTACGGCGCTTGCATCCCCAGCGCCGAGGATGCAGGCGCAAGAGTCCTCGCCGAAGGATCCTTCGTCTCAGGCGACCAGCGGGGCATCCAGTACGGCCACGGCCACCCAACAGATCCATAAGACTCCTCATACAAACTCCTGTACCAGTATGCCTCTGCCGTGAGCGGCCTAGGCGTCCACCGTGCAGCCTGCGTCTCCCAGTCAGCCGGCACAAGGCTTGCGACGCGTGTCTGAATCTCCTCAAACCATGAGCGCTCTGTGCCTGAGACTCCGTCAGAGAACGCTTCCTTCTTCCTCCACATCACATCTCCAGGCAAGAGTCCCGTCTGCGCAAAAGCTTCGCGCAGGAGCTGCTTTTCGACCTTGCCGCTGCCGCTGCACCATCGCCGCAGCCCAGTGGGCGCCGACCGCGCGCAGGCGACAAACTGCTTGTCCAGAAACGGCGTCCGTGCCTCGAGGCCATGAGCTGATATACACCGATCCGAGCGAAGCACATCATACTGATGAATCTCCTCTAACAGACGCTCTGACTCCCTCTCAAACGCAAACCCTGAAGGCGCCCGTCCCATATACAGGTACGATCCCCACACCTCATCTGACCCGTCACCGTTGAACACAACCTTGCAGTCTGACTGCGAACGGACAGCCCGAGCCACCATCCAGTTGCCCACGGATGCCCGAACTGTTGTGATGTCATACGACTCGATCGCCTTAATAACGGAAGGGATGGCCGCAAACATCTCATCCGCTGTCACCACAATCTCGTGATGCTTCGAGCCGATCCAGGATGCGACATACCCTGCAAACCGTAAGTCTGTGCTACCCGCCATTCCAATGGAAAATGTCTCCAGGCACCGCCCGTGCGCCTTCATCGACTGCTGTACGAGTGCCGCAATCAGAGATGAATCCAAACCCCCGCTCAGAAGTGCAGCCACCGGTCTCTCCGCCAGCAGTCGCTTATGAACCGCCGCCTCCAGGCTCGCCCGCACAGCCGCCGGCCAGTCCGATGAGAAACCCTTAATCCACGGCACCGTGTGATAGACCGCTCGCACGATATCGTGACTGCCGCTCCTCTTGCTCCTCAAAGTCCACACCTCCCCAGGCGGAAACTCCTGGACATCCGCAAAGCCAGAGAGGGACTTCCGCTCACTCCCAAAGACATAGTCTCCTTCGGCAGTCTGAGCCCAGTACAGAGGCCGCACACCATACGGATCCCGAGCCACGACGTAGTCATCACCATCCTTTAACACAAGCGCAAACACTCCGTCCAGAGCCCGCGCAAACGCCACCGCATCCCCAGCACACGACGTCCACAGCGCCCCAAGCACTTCACAGTCTGACCCACTCACGGGTACATAGCCGATCTCCGCAGCTAGAGCCGCCGCATTGTAGATCTCGCCATTACACATAAATACCTGACCGCCAAGCTGAAACGGCTGCATCCCCGCTGGGTTTAGACCATTGATTGCAAGCCGAGTGAAGACAAAGGTTGCGCCATTCAGTGTGAGAATCTGTGTTCCCTCAGGACCACGAGCAACAAGTGCCCCAGCAGCTGCCGCAGCCTCCTTGCCCATATCCTCGTGACGAGACCCGATATACGCCCAGATTCCACACATCTTTTAACACAGACCTTGTCGGTCTTAAACCTCTCTTCCCACGTAACCAAAAGATGGAGGCCAAGTCCAAATCAGACCGTGTTGCCGAGGCAGTGGATATCTTGACAAAGCTCAAGAAAGTTGGTATTCCGACCTCTGAGCCCGGCTATAAGATGACGAAACAGGCTCTAGACGCCTGGATCGCCACAGGTGCCGCTACGACCACAGAGGCACCCTTCCCCCGCTATGGCCGCACAGGCATTATGGTGCTTCCTGAGAAGGCCTCTGAGAAGGCATCGTATCTACTTCGCGCCGATGGTGCCGACGCCTAAGTATCTTATCCGACGCAACATCAATATGGCCGCGCCCACAACCATTGCATCTGCCGAGGGGTCTCTCTATGAACTCGTCGCCCGAGGCAAAAAAGACACCTATTTTTTCCAAGATACAGAGGAATCTTCAAATGTATTCGACTCCTCTTACAAACCCCAGACGCCGTGGCTCTCTGAAATTCGTCGCGTCCCTGCCCGCACTGCCGCCGAGTTTGGCCGCTCCGTTGATTTCGACATCGAGCTCATCGGTGATGTCATGATAGCCCCCACTTTTCTCATTAATCTCCCCACGTGGCTGCCTCCCAACGTCGCCGCCACCTCCAGCCGCTCTGTGATTACCGACACTGCCGGCGTCTCCTACGGCTATACGAATGGCGCCGCCTACTTTTTGTTTGAATCCATCCAGATCTACCAAGACACACTCCTTTTACAAGAATTTAGCGGGGATGCTCTTTGGGCAGTATCAAAGCTTCAAGGCACCTACGCCCATAGTTTTATCGGCAACGATCTCACAGGAACGCACGATGGCACACCACTCTCAATCGCCCGCAATGCTGCTCCGCCTCAACTCCGCCTCTCCATTCCTTTCATCGGCTGTCAACCTGGTGATCCTGGCTTTCCTCAACGTGCCGTAACCTCTCAGACATACCGCATCAAAGCGAAGCTCCGCCGCCTCGAAGATCTCGTGGAAGCGTCCGATAGTCGCACCAAACCCACACCGTGGGGTCGCGGCGATTTTCAACAGAGGACGAGCAAAACCCAAATCCACTCCTTCACGACCCTCGACCGCACAGCAATCCTCCCTCTTCAGCTCCAGCTTGAGACAACGCAAATTTATACAAGTCGCCAAGTCCAAGAACTTCTCAAATCCCAGCGTCACACACTTCCTTTTACACGTCTCTATGAATCTGTCTTTACACAAGGACCTCTTGATTATCAAGGTATTAATAATAGTGGAATATCCGTTGTCTCTCGTCGCCTCGATGGCCGCCATCCGTCAGGGCGTGTTCTCTTTTACTTTCGAAACTCAGCTGATCTTCTTGCGAATCGCCTATGGAAGATTGACTCCCAAGGCTCTTCCTATTACAACTCCGTAAGCCTTCTTATTGCAGGTCGCACACGTGAAGATCCACAGTCTGCCCGTATCTGGCGTGATGTCGTCTGTCATGCAAAAGAGGATCTGGACTCAGGCCTTGAACTCTCTTCAATGAACTGGACACTGGGAGATGCAGTTTCTCGTCGTCCTCTAGACACTAAACAGCCAGAAGGAGCTATAAACTTTACAACAGCCGATCGCCCAACCTTTTACATTGACTTGGCCAGACCGAACTCCCTCTCTACGGAGCTTCGTGTGATTGTGGAAGGCTGGGCGCTCTACCAGACGGACGCAGGCCGCGGTGAGCTTTTCCAGCTTAACTGATCGGCTAATTAGATGAGTGGTCAAGAACAAGGATTCCTGCGCCCCAGAGGCGATATCGTCACGCTCCTGGATCTCTCGCCAAGAGATGTCCAAGATTCTGAATACACACCACTCTCTTCTGACAAAACCTGGTGGCTCCCTGACCCCACACGCCGCGTGCGACCGTTCAGTCTGACTGTCCAACAGTTCCCTTTCCGTGGACCCACGGCCTTCGGCCAACGATTCACCTTTGATATAGGTTCCGTGAATTGTGGGGATTTACTGACCGGTGCTCTTCTTCAAATCGATCTTGGCCACTGGCTTGATGACGCAACTCTTCTCCGCCTCCAGTCTGGATCTTACAACTATGCCCCTGACCAGACACCCTGGTCTTACGTGAACAGCCTCGGCACCGCTATTATTCAATCGGCCGAGTTCGAAGTGAATGAGCAGACTCTTGAGCGCATCGACGGGGATTTTATCTTTATATCAACGGCTTTGTTTCCTGACCTTAACCAACAGTTTGGCCTCGCCACAGACGGCCTCGGCCTCCGCCCTTTGACCTATGTTCCGCCGCAGACGCAGCCCTTTCCCACCCAGACAGGAACTCTTCTCGTTCCTCTGAACTTCTTTTTCCAGCGTGTTCGCCTGGCTGAAGCCTTCCCTCTTGCATCGTGCGCAGACGGCTCCGTCAGAATTCACATCACTCTTCGTCCATTTGCAGAGTGTGTTCGCCGGTTGTCAGGGCAAGCCGCATGTCAGACGATCTCTCCTCTCAATACCCAGTTTCAATTCACATCCTTACTCGGCCCCATTCAAGCTGTCGCAACAGTACAGACCCAGGTTGCCGCCCCTTCTTTCAAAGGCATTAAGCTCATCACATATGGCGCACACACAGATGGTGGACTTCGTGCCGCCCTTCTCCGCTCCCCATTTGAGCTCATGACACGCACTGTGAATACTTTTTTCTTTGATGAACCCCTCAAGTACACAACACGTTCCTCTGCAGACACAATTCAAATTCAACTCCCCCTTGAGGCAAATGGACCCGTGGAAGAGATTCTCTGGTTTGTACGACGCAAAGACGCGACAGCAGCACGTGAGTGGACGAATTTTAGCGCCGTAACAGCCGCCGAGGTAGACGCCACTTTCAATCCACTCACCCCTCTTTTACATCGAGCTAAACTCCAGTTCAACGGTGTTGATATCGTAGACCAGGACGAACGCTGGTTCCGTCAACACATTTCTACTCAGCACAAAGGAGGAATTGTTCCATATACAAAGTATATCTACGGATACTCATTCTCAGCTCATCCTGGTGACCACCAGCCATCAGGTACAGTGAATGCCTCGCGTCTTCAAGCTATTCGTCTTACACTTGATGTAACCGCTGCAGCGGGTGCGTGGGAGGTCAAAGTCTTTGTTCTGGGTCTCGACTGGTTCCGTTTCCAGAATGGAATTACAAATCGGATGTTCCAGGGATAAACCGCCTCGCTCTCCCAACTAGAATGGCCTCAGCAGGGCTGCTAAAAATCATTTCAACCGGTCTGCAGGATGACCGCCTCTGCTCTCTGCAACCGAGTGCTGCCTCCTTCAAAAAAACATTTGTCCGCGCAGGACGGTTCACAACTGAATGGCACCGTGTTGACTTCGATAACTCTCCAGCTTTTGGCCAGGTCGCGACAGCCACACTCCCTCGGCGTGGGCACCTGATCACCCGTGCCTACCTTGTTACACAGATGCCTGATATCTCAACTGCCCAGACAGCAGCTCGCGCCTACTGTGCTAGCCGTGGCCTCCCCTTCGCGGGTCCCACAATCGGCTGGACAAATAGTCTTGGTCACGCACTGATTTCACAAGCCCAGGTTCTCATAGGCGGCGCTCCGATTGACACGCTCGATGGGCGCCTCCTAGAAGTCTTAGATGAATTCCACACCCCTTTGGAAAAGACAACTGTAGTGAATCGTCTTATTGGCCGCGCCGATTCTGGATTCTCACCGAAGACAAACGGATTCTCAACGCCTGCGGGTCAAGAAGTGATCACACCTCTCCCTTTCTGGTTCAATCGCGGCGACCCTGCCTCTGCTCTTCCTATTGATGCAATCGGATCCGACGCTGTTCAGATTCAGATAACCTTTGCACCCGTCGCAAACCTGACTGTCTCGACGAGCCGCACTGTCAACGGCGCCGGCCAGCAGACATATCCGCCAACCACCACAGCACCCTTCTATTACATTGACCCTGCCGGCGCCCCTGTCCAAGGCTTGAATGGAAATCCGACCGCCACTATTATGGCCAGCAAGATTCCAGGTATCCAGATGCCGTCTCTGCTTCAACTCAAGGACGCTTCTCTCCTTCTTGAATACGTCTATCTTGACAAGCCTGAGGCGAACCGCATTCGTTTAGGAGATTTGTCTTATCCTGTTGTCCAGCATTACGCGATCCAGCCCGTTCAGAGTAAGAATCAGGCCGCTGCGCGTGTTCCTATGAGAATTCCAAATCCGATTCGTGATCTCTATTTCACAGTGCATCGCACAGATGCTGACGTCTTGAACGCCCCCTTCCTTGCTACACGTGATCTGAGTGGCCTCTTTATTGCTGATATTAGCGGCGTTGGTCCCACTGCGCCTTGGTGGCCTGATGCCGCCGGCTTGAACACATCCACCTGGCTTCCTCTAACACCTGCGTTCTCTGATACAGATTCTGAACCGATTACGTCCTTTGCCTTGACATACGAAGGAAAGTTAACCCGTTACGCAACAGACTGTCCTGCTCTCTTCCGTGTAGGTCTTCCTAGCGTAGAACAAGTCAAAACTCCATGGCACAATAAATACTACTATCATCTCCCGTTTGGCACTCAACACGAGCGCACAGGGGTAAGTCGCCCAATGGGACATGCAAATCTGGATAAAATCCAGAGTCTTGATCTCAGTCTAGAGTTCAAGGCTGCTCGAGGAGCTGCGCGCACAACGACAGTTCCCGACTATACTATTTATGTGTGGGCAGAAACATACAATATTTTACGCGTGTACGGTGGTCGAGGAGGTCTCCTCTTTGGATACTAAGTGTTCAATCGGTCTCCTGAAAAAACTTAGACGGGTGAGCGAGTCACGAATATCCTTCAACCGCTCAACACGTGGAGTTCCCTCTGCCTTCTCTAGGCTCTGGCGAACACGCTCCGCCCATTCGTGTGCGCTACGCGGCTGATCATGACCCGCTTCAACGGGTTCTGTACTGTGGGTAGCGGCAGCTGCAGCTGCAATAGCCGCCTGCTCATGTTCTGGACGTGGGCGAAGACTAATCCATCCTTCATCAATCTTGGCCTTCATCCACCTTCCCTTCTGCTGTGTAAAAGGGAGTACCGAAGGAACCAGTGGGGATACTCCCTCTTTTACAAGAGATTCAAAACGATTCTCGGGCTTTTTTTCAATAACCTCGACAACAACTTCATCTTCTGTATCGGACTCCGCAAACACGGCGAATGGGTTTGACGGCTTCGCCACGGGCGCCGCTTTGCGAGGAGGCATTACCTTCTTCTCTAACAAATTCCTTAGCCCACGCCCTCCAACAAAAAGTGAACATCTTTATTCATCAGACAGCACGTCCCCCACCATGCGCCTCGTTGTAGTCGAATCTCCAGCGAAATGCAAAAAGATTGCCGGTTTTCTTGGATCCGGCTATCATGTTCTAGCCACGTACGGTCATATTCGCGCCCTTGATGAAGATCTGGATGCGATTGGCCTGAGCAAAGACTTTGAACTCCGCTTCCGCTTTCTGAAAGAAAAGGCGCGAGCTACGAAGCCTCTCCTCGAAGCCGCCGTGGCCGCGGAAGAGATCATCTTAGCTGCCGACGATGACCGTGAAGGGGAGGCTATTGCCTATTCGGTTGCGTGTCTCCTCAAACGAGATCCCCTCTCCTTTCCTCGCGCCGTCTTTCACGAAATCACGGAAACCGCCGTCCGCACCGCCGTTGCCGAAGCTCTCGCCGGCCGTCGACTCGATATGAATCGTGTCCACGCACAGCAAGCCCGTGCTGTTCTTGATATGATGGTCGGTTTCACGATCTCCCCTGTTCTATGGAAGCACGTGGCTCGTGGGCTCAGCGCCGGCCGCTGTCAGACACCTGCTCTGCGCCTCTTGTATGATCGTGAGACGTCTATCCGCGGCCATACCAGCCAGACCTCCTGGGGTCTCCAAGGTGCATTCCTCTCTGGCAAAACCTCCTTCAAAGCCACAATGATGGATGAGCTCGACGACCAGGAATCCGCGATGAACTACCTAGAGAATGTCCACCAAGACACGGCTGCCATTGTCACCAATGTGGTGCAAAAGCCCTGGACTCTAGCACCTCCCAAGCCTCTGATGACGAGCACTCTGCAACAGGAAGCCTCTGCCCTCTATCGCTTGACTCCGAAGACAACAATGAAGATCGCTCAAGCCCTGTATGAAGCCGGCCACATCACCTATATGCGCACAGATGATACAACGATGTCACAGGAAGCTGTCCAAGCTGCACGCGCTAAGGTCACCGCAGACTTTGGTGCCGAGTATCTTGGACCCGAGGTTGCTTCCAAACCCAAAGCCAAGGGCGCCGTTGCCGCTCAGGAGGCTCACGAATGTATTCGCCCCACTCATCTTGAACTCCGCGATCTACTGCAGACTGAAACGTGGACTGCACAGGATCGCAAAATCTACAGTCTTATCTCGCAGCGTGCACTCCAGTCTGTAATGGCAGCCGCGAAAGGACAGACTCGCACAGTGACTCTCACCCTCGCAGCAGACGATGCTCCCTTTCCCTGGTCTGCGAGTTGGCGTAAGACGGACTTCGCAGGATGGAAGCGTCTCGGTGAGACAGCAAAGCTTGATGACGATGAAGAGGCCGATGACGAAACAACGACTGCCACCTGGTCTTTTGCAACGCGTCTTCTAACAGGCGCAGCCCTCACCTGGACAAGTCTCCAGGCCGTCCCTAAGCGCTCCAAAGCCTCGCCCCGGTTCACAGAGGCCACTCTTATTCGTGAACTCGAGCACAAAGGCATTGGCCGTCCGAGTACCTTTGCCTCTCTTGTCGAAACCATTCTTGACAAGGGATATGCTGAGAAGAAGGATATTGAAGGCCAGAAGATTAAAAACACAATGATGAACCTGGTGCCCAACACATGGCCACCCTCTTACACCAGTACAGAGGTTGCCCTAGGCGCGGAGAAACAGAAGCTTGTTCCGACCGAACTTGGCACCTCTGTCCTCACCTTCTGCCTAGCCAATTTCCCGCATCTCTTTGCCTATGACTTCACTGCTCATCTTGAGCAGCGCCTAGACCTCGTAGCGACCGGCGCTGAGCCTTGGAAGGAGGTTTGCCGCGCCACCTGGGACTCCTATAAAGGTGACTACACTCGTCTAATGGATAAGGCATCTCTCCCCTCCGAATCCGATAAGGTGCGTGACTTTGGAAACGGCTTGAAGGCAGTCAAGTCTGCAAAAGGCTATTTCCTTGTTCAGGAAGATGCTACAAAAGACAAGGCCAAAACACAGTTTGCCACGATCACAGTCGATCTCTTCAAGAGTCTCACACATGAGGATGCGAAGGAGGCATTTGATGCTGCGCTTCGCGCAAAAGCCGGCGACATAATGGCCACGATTGACGGCACTCCTGTTCTGCGCAAGTCAGGAAAATTCGGCGCCTACGTTACGTGGGGTACAATCAATCTCCCTCTAACACCTACGGATACGGCCGATACGATTGAAGTCAAGCTCCGCGCAAAGGCGGCGGCCGATGCCACAAAACTCAGTGTCGGCTCCTACACCTTTGCAAACGGAGCGTACGGCCTCTATATGTACAAGACGGATCTCAAGGTCAAGGAGTTTGTAACAGTGCCCCAAGGTATTGATCCAAAGAAGTTGACGGAAACCGAAGCAACTGCTGTGTATCTGGCGGGAAAAGCGGCAAAGGTGGCGCGAGCGGCAAGAGGAGGTCGCGGAGGTCGCGGAGGTCGCGGAGGTCGCGGAGGTCGCGGAGGTCGTGGAGGCAGAGGCCACTAATCATCCATTGTGCTCCACCCATACGAATAGGTAAGATCCATAAGCGTCTCTTTTACATAGTACATCGAATGAGGATACTCCTCCGTTGAATTGCTTACAGCGATTGCGCGAGCAGCATTCGCACCATCAAGAGTCGTATAGACACCAATAAAATAGGGATGAGGAATTGTGGATCCACTCTCTTCACGAACTCCAAACAGAATCCACACAGTGGGGCTCATTATCTTTTCAGTAGTTTCCGTGTTCTTTAGACTTGTTTTTTCTGAAGGCTCGGGTAGAATGTCCGCTACGGAGGCCACACCTCCAGCCGCACCTTCAAGGTCATCATCTCCTCCCAAAACCCCTGGCGCTGGCGCAGCAACCACAGACCTCTCAGGCTCTCGCCCGCCTCGTTTTAACAATGGGTGGACGAAGGAGCAAGAGGAACTTATGGCCGGCTGGGCTGATATCTCAGCGTGTTATCGCTGGATGCATGACAGATGTGAGAAGATTAGTGCGCGTAGCAATATGTCTATTACAGTTCCTGTTATCATCCTTTCTACTCTCACAGGCTCAGCCAACTTCATTATGGGTGGAATTGTCGGTGATAATAAGCAACTTGGCACATATGTTCAGATTGGAATTGGAGGTGTATCCATTTTTACAGGAATCTTAACTACGCTCGGCAATTTCTTCCGCTACGCCCAAGCCTCAGAATCTCACCGCGTCTCAGGAATCGCGTGGGGCAAGTTCCAGCGTCAGATTGCCGTGGAGCTCGCTCTTCATCCCCGCGATCGTCTTGATTCCATGGATTTTCTTAAGATTTGCCGTTCAGAACTTGATCGTCTGATCGAGCAGTCGCCGCCGATCCCTGATTCTGTTATCAAGGCGTTCGAGCGGGAGTTCCAGGATCTGAAGAATCTGAAGAAGCCTGATATTGCCCACGGAGTGGATCACACCCATGTTTTTCACGACAATGACAGCCGCCTTCGTCAGATCGCGGTGGATGCGGCAATCCACTTGCGCCAGAAAAAGAAGGTTCTGAATGATGCTCTTATCCCAGAGATTGATAGGCGCATGAATGACATGTCAGGATCCCTTTTTACATCTCTCCACGCTCGTGTGAGAGAACTCGAGGAGAACGTGGATCGGACAGCAGCACCTGCCGCTGCTGCGGGTGGAAACCTCCACGGACGCTCTCTTCTCCGCCGTCAGAGCCAACACCAGACTTCTACCCGTCGTAGTACATCCCCTCTTACACGTCAGCTTGTGAATACAACAGTTCCTTCATCTACAACTGCAGCCACATCTGCAGACCTCATCGGCGCACTCCAGGTAACACGCCCTGATCATATTGAGGTGGAAGTGAACTCAACAGCTGAATCTAAGGTATAAATCCGCGCAAAAAGTTGACCCCGCCGCCGCCCGCCTTCCTAAGTCCCTGCCGAAATGATGCCCTTTGTTCCTTCTCTCTGGCCTTCGACGTCTAACGCTGTAGCGTATGACTGGAATGCTCTGTTTGAGCAGTGGGCGGCTCGGTCTGTAGTGCCGGCACCGGTCAAGACAGTTCAGGTGAATCTGAAGGCTGCGACGGATCCGCAGAACCGCCACAACCCGTCGATCTCGCAGTTCCTGAACTTCCTGAACTTTCCTGCTGAGCAGGAGGGTGTTTACTGGCTCCTGCACGAGATCGTCTCGAGCCGCTGGATGTTCGGCGAGATTCGCGTCGACTATGTTCGCGAGATCGCGAAGGCCATTGACATTGACATTCACTTCCCGCGCTTTCCTGGTACCCCTGATAGCTCGCTGACGGTGCGCGAGTTCCTCGAGTCTAACCTCTCAAATAAGGAGTTTAGTAGCCTGCAGCTGGATGCCGCCGTCCCTGATGCCTACGCAGTGGAGGATAACTTCGAGGACGAGGAGGACGAGGAGGACGAGGAGGAGGAGGCCGAGGTCAAGGTAAACTACCCAACCACCCACATCCTTATCATCCGTAACAAGGACACAAAGACTATGGATGACGACATCACCATTCTCAAGACTGGTCGCGATAGCTATATCTACCGCTACAAGGATACGAACGCAAAGATGGGATCAGGAGAGACTCACATGACGTGTCAGAAGGTGAATATCTCGGCTGCTGAGGTCATCGCGAGTCTGCGCTACACTCTGAACTTCCTTGTCATTGACACGATGCCGTTCGAGAGCATCCAGGTGATGATTCCTGGCCTCCCCAGCATCATGCTGAACACGGCAGATGTCACGGCGATGAACCGCGATGTCATCTATGACGCGATGGAGATGACGATGCGCAACTGGCCGGTGAGGGTGTAAATTACAAAAAATTGATAAGGGGCAACCCACTCTTTTTACACGTCCCCACAGATGCCACTCTTCCTTGAATCTCTTCCAAACACATTTATTTTGTGGAACAGTCAAAATAATTCATTTACTATGTATACGAGCGAATACGATGGTTACATTGGACTATCAAGATACAAGCTGACTCCGAAGCCGTTCGATTGCCCAGAGGAAGTTTCGATCCAAATTGATGTAAGTCGCGAGAAGTTTGGGTTTACAGAAATTACCGGGTTTGGTCACTTCTTCTTCTGTCAGACCGTCTATTGCCTCAAAGAACGCGGGCGTCCACTTGGGCAGGTGATTGCAGGAATATCATCATACCCTATTCCATCGCACAATGAATCGATGCAGATTAGAAGTATATTTGGAGGGGATCTCCTCGATACACTGTATGAGATACAAGCAACCTTCAATCGTCATCCTGATCTGCCTTTTCTGATGGCGCCACTACCGTCTGCTCCACCCGCTGAGCCACTTGCTCCTTCTGCTCCTTCTGCTCTTACTCCCCTTCCCGCCGAACGCCTCTGCCTTGCTTTAGCTCGTGATTCCATTCAGCAAAAAGAAATCTGCCCCATTTCACAAGAGGTTCTCACCCCTGGTGAAATCGCAGTGACTGCGTGTTATTGTGTCTTTCAAGCACCTCTTCTAACAATGTGGGCATCCACTCATAACACGTGCCCCGCCTGTCGCACTCCTCTCGCCTTTCGAATTGTAACAGTGTGAGCTGTGAAACTAAAAGTGACACCATCACTCTTTTACTTGTAGATGTCCCCCTAAATGGAAAAGCTCAGTCGTTCAGAACTCATTGCAAAGGCTGAAGCGCTTGGCCTCAAAGGTGTGAAGAGTAAGACAAAGGCTGTGCTCCTAACGGCGATCACAGCAGCGGAGGCAGCCCAAACGCCCATCCCAGACCCCCCTCTTACACACGATGCGGATCCTACCGCTCCTACATTCATCGAAGTCTGTGCCGGCTGTGGCGGACTCAGTACAGGATTCATGAACGCAGGATTCCATCCTCTGCTCCTAAATGAACTCATTGCGCCTTTCTGCGAGACTCTGAAGGCTAACCACCCTGGCGTGTTGGTAGAGCACAAGGACATGAAGGCTCTTGATCTGACCAAGTATCATGGCCAGGTCGACGTTCTGATGGGTGGCGTTCCGTGCCAGGCGTTTAGTCAGGCAGGTGAACGCAAAGGCCTTGATGATCCGCGCGGTCAGTTGATTGTCGAGTTTAATAAGCTCGTCAATCAAGTGAGTCCGAAGATTCTAATGGTGGAAAATGTGGCTGGCCTTCTTACACACGAAGATGGCGCGACCTTACGCGGCGTCTTGGATCTCTTTGCAAACAACGGCGCCTACACGGTCTATCATAAGCTTCTCAACGCAGTGAACTACGAGGTTCCTCAAAAGCGTCAGCGCGTCTTCATTGTAGGCATTCGCAATGATATCCACACCGCCCGTGGCACCTTCACCTACCCTGTTCCCTCAACTAAATCTGTTCTGCTCCGTGATGTTCTCGTCGACGTCCCTGCGAGCCCTGGAGCATCTTATCCGCCGGCGAAGCGCGCGGTGATGGATCTTGTTCCGCAGGGCGGATGCTGGGTAGATTTGCCCGAGGATATCAAGCAGACTTATATGGGCGAAGCCGGTATGGCGGCGGGTGGTGGAAAGCGCGGTGTGGCGCGGCGTCTGGCGATGAATGAGGCGTGTCTTACTCTGACTACGAGCCCTGCACAAAAACAGACGGAGCGCTGTCATCCTACGGAGACGCGGCCGCTTACGGTGCGAGAGTATGCTCGTATCCAGACGTTCCCTGACTCGTACACGTTCGCAGGAGGCGTGGGGAATCAGTACAAGCAGATTGGAAATGCTGTCCCCGTCAAGCTCGCGGAGGCGATGGGAAGGCGGCTGCGGGAGTACTTGGGGTTGTGAAGCGTTGTGAAGCGTTGTGAAGAGAAGCCTGTGTAAAAAGATAGGCCGCAGCCCCTCTTTTTACATTTTCTTGATTCTACATTTATACTGCATCAGCTACATTGAGCGCCTCACCCTCTTCCTGAGCTGCCGGCCGAAGAAGATTCACAACCTTCTTCCAGCGGGCTTCGAAGATCTTGTTTCCCTCGTTGTGCTTGCCGGCTCCGCCGCCCGTGATCTCCTTGATTGTCGCTGACCATACAGCCTTGTCTTCAAAGAAGTTGCGGTAGAGACTCACATAGTCAGCGATGACGGCCTCGCGCCCCGCGACGGAGACACAGTCGTTAAATGCAAACATGAGAGCCGCATCCATCTTAAAGTCAGACTTGCGGGCATCCATGCGTTTCTTGAGCAGGGCTTTGTTGGCAAAGAGAGCAATCACTTGCCGCTCCGCTTCAGCAAAGCACTCAATGATCTCCCGTGCCCTCAGAGTAGCTTCCGCCGAGGGAGCTGGCTGACCAACGAGGGCGTCAACCTTCATAAGCATGATCTGCCCGAGAGCTCCGTTAGCGAGGGCGCGCCACTCGGCCTTCTCTCCGTCGCGCGCCTTCGGGCTCGGCTTGCGGTGGGAGAGAGCCTTCCTCACCAGAGCCTGGAGGTCGTTGCGGACATCATCAGTGGAGGAGGCCACAATCTCGCCGGCGCTAAATGTGGCGGTGGTCGTGTTGATGATCTCATACTCCTCCTTGATATACTCAATCGGGACGATGCCACTTTCGTGAGTGTTCACGTCGAGAGTGATACGGGATGCGCGCATCTCGCGGACAGCCTCGGGACGCAGCTGTTCTAGCATAGCCATATCCAAGCCCTCATACACCTCCGTCGTATTATCAAAGATTGACTCGAGCCAGCGGGAGCGGTGGCCTCCTTCATAGATGACGATAGGGTTTTGCTGTGTGGGGTGGATCTCAGGCTTCCCGTCGGCACCCGTGGCGACGGCACCGTTCCAGTAGCAGACGAACATGCCGCCCGAGCGGCGCGTTGCCATGGTGAGCATGAACTTCGTGGCGTCGCCGGCGCGAGCCTTCACCTCCTTGCGGTTCTGATCCCAGCGGATTGCGCGCCCGTCTTTCAGGTAAGTAGCGAGCGTTGTAGCTTGAAGAGGATGCAGAATCTTCTTGATGCCGAGGGAATGCTGGCGGACGGCATCGAACTTGGCTAGGGAGACGGCGTGCCTGGTGAGAAGGGCGCTGCGCTCGCCAGCGGTGATAGAGGAGGCCATTTTACAGGGGGACTTAAATACCTACCGCGATCGCGGTGTTCAATTTTACGAAAAAGATAGGCCGCAGCCCCTCTTTTTACACCAGCTTCTGCAGCTCCGCATATGTCTTGCAGCGCGCGAACGTCTCACCCATCGTGGTTTGGAGCGAGTCAATGAAGTCGGGACGCCCTGAGAGCTGAGCATAGGCCGTGCGGCCATTGATGACCTCGACAGAGGCCGGCGCGCCAAACCGCGGCACCGTCGTGCGGAAGCAATTGACGAGGACGAGCGTCGCCTTCTTGCCGCTGTCCGCCACGGCCTTGAGCTTGGCGATAACCGCCGACGCCGAGCTGCTGTTCATCGTGTTGTCGCGGTTCTTCCACTCCATCACGTGATCCCCGTTCACGCTCTGGACATCACAGCCTGTGGCGTCGCCGACCGCCAAGCAGCGGTAGCCGCGGAACTTGCCGGCCAGCTCCTCGTGGAAATCACCCATCTTCATCGTCAGCGCCTTCTCGAACATCCGCTGCTTCTTGGCGGCGTCCCACGCCGCGAGCGTCATCCCACTGTGACGCGCGAGAACGAGCTTCATGAAAGGGTCATCATCGCTGTGTCCCTCCTTCCCCTCGAGAACGGCGTAGAGAGGCGCAAGGCACTTCACATAGTCGCCAAAGGCGACCTCAGGGATGGTGTACCAAGAAGGAGGCATCTTGATTGCTGATAGGGGACGTACGATCCCCCTGCACCGCTAACTTCAATTTTTTAGCAAGCATCTGTAAAGGAGCGCTAGCAAAAAGATAGGCCGCAGCCCCTTTTTACACAGATTTACTTGTTTCCAAATCGAGCCGTCAACGCATCGCGGATCCCCTTATTCGCAGTATCGTGGAGAATACGCGGAGCGGCCGAGTCCCACACACTGTGGCCGCGCTCCCAGCGACGATGCATCCAGATTCCAGACTCCTCTAACAGACTGTACATGTCCCAGATACGGTCAACCCCAATATGGAGAATAGCCTTTGGATAGAGAGCGAGAGGAGGTGTGAGTTGTGAGAGGAAGCTGTCCAGGTCGCGGACGCGCGCATCTGAGTCGAAGTAGAACCCAGGCGGCGCGGCGGCGAGGATTGACTCTTTGGCAATCTTTGAGAAGGCGAAGCTAGGTATATCAGATTGGTCGAAGTAGAAGGAGTTGAGATCCATGTTCAGATAGTTCGCTCTCTTTTCGCCGGTGGGGTCATAGTGATCGGCGCAGTTAGGACAATCACAATAGACCCAGAAGAAACTACGGCCGATTCCGTGAGGGATATAGCCGAGCTCGCTTCGAAGCTCTGCACGCTCGGCAAGAATCTCGGCGGCAGTGATGCGGCGGGGTGCAGGCGTGGTTGCCATAGGAAGCATCGAACTCGTGTCACAGGTGAGAGTAGACATTGTAGCAGAAGGGGGGCTTATTATAACCCAAGTCACTGCTTTCAATTTTTACATAACCCGTTGGCCTGTCTCATCCTGACCCCAGTGCTCCATATCAGGGTACTTCTGCCTGAGTTGCGAGAGCCACATGATAAGAGTCTCGTAGTCGAGAATTAGCTCACCATTCCCTGTCAGACCCGTCTCACACTTCCAGTAGATTGCGTACATCTGCCAAGGACATGGTGTTAGAAAGTAGGGTATTCTCAATTTTACACCAAAAATGTTTTTGTGGTTTGGTCTTTTTGTGGTTTGGTTTTTTGTGGTTATGTTTACTATGCGGAGGGACACGAGATGGACCAGTGCGGGCCGGCGCAGCGGCGGCAGACGACGACGCCTGTGCCACTGAAGATGGCAGGCGGCGGACCCTCGGGCAGAGCGAAGCCGAAGTCGACACCGGCCGCCCCTGCCGCAAACGCCTCCTCGACGACACGCAGCGCCTCGGCATCTGACGCTGCCATCTCTGCGGCAAAGGCGTGCGCCTCCGCAACAGGAGCAACATTCTTGAGCGCCTTCTTGGCCTCGCGGCACCAGTGGCAGCGGCTTGGCGGGTTCCAGCCCTGCGCCTTGAAGTACTTCTGCGAGTTAACAGAGAAGTTGAACTCCTTCTTACACTCGACACAGGACAGGCTCTGCACCTTGACCTTTGTAGCACGGCAGGTGATGCAGCGCTTCGGCTGCCCCCAGCCCTGCTTCTTGTAGAAGACCTGGTCGGCGGGCGTGAACTCGAACTCGGTCTCGCACTCCAGGCACGGGAGCATGAAGCGAGCAGCCTTCTTGGCGGCGCGGCAGTCCTGGCACGTCTTGGGCTCGGCGAGGTTGAGCGAGAGGAAGAAGTTGATCTGGTTCTCCGTCATGAAGAAGGGATCATTGCAGGCGCGGCAGACGAGCTCCTTACCGTTTTGCATTGTGTCGTTGCTCTTGGCATTGGCCTTGACCAAAGCGGCCGCCTCCGCCTCTTCTGCCTTGGCGCGACCGACCTCCGTTGTCTGGCGCTGCGCGTAGAGGCACTCGAGCTTCAACTCGAGCAGCGGAGTGGTGCCAGAGGTTGCGATCATCTCCTCGTACGTGTCAATGAGCTGCTGGATGGCGAGAGACCCAGCCAGCGGAGCTGTCTGGGAGACCGTATTCAGCTTTGCTGAATGCGACATTTTGTTCGCGGTGAGAGGGGACTTACCTTTGCCGCCGCATCACAGCTTCAACTTTTTCCCGCCAAGAAGACAATGTAAAAAGAGGTGGGTTTCCCCTTTTTACATTTTGTGGTTTGTTCTTTTTGTGTTTAGTGTCCCATCGCCAGCTGGTCTGCATCGGCCTGACTGTCAATCATGCGGGCGGCCGCCGCTCGCGTCACTACAGCCAAAGGCAGAGGCGCAGGAGCAGGCGCAGGCACAGGCGCATGCAGCGGAGCCATGCCCTTCTTGATGATGATCTCACAGGCCGCATCCCAGACGATCTCGTCGCAGCCGCCGGCCGTGTCCTCGAAGTCGCTGAAGATGTGCTCGTCGCCTGTGAGGAAAGATCCATTCGCCTTGAGATGTGCATACACCTTGCGGCAGAAGGTCGGCCAGTCCTTGATGATGGCGCGAACCTGGCTGCATTTCAACTCCTCGAACTGCCCCTTCTCTGTGAAGGTGTGGCGGCAATCGTCAAGGATATGTTTGATGTTCTCACGGATGCCGTCCTCGACGACACGGTTCCAGGCAGCATTGACGAGCCGCCTGTTTTTGTAGATCTTCGTCAGGCGGGTGACCTCCTCTTCGGAGCAGAACTTGAACGAGGGCATGCGAACCTTAGGAAGGATCTTGTCCTCCTCAGCCTCAGTGAGTACGGGCTCAGCGGCGGGCTCGGCGGCGGGCTCAGAGGCGGCGGGCTCAGAGGCGGCGGGCTCAGGGGCGGCCGCAGACGCTGAGGGCGCCGCAGCCTGCAGAAGCTCTTCCAGCGTGTCGTGAGGGATCAGGTAGCACGTCGGGTAGATGGAGTGACGTCCAGCATTGATGCAGCACACACCGATCACGGCGAAGGTCGGCTCGTCACGGCGCTTCTTGACCTCGTAGATCAGGCCAGACATAACCTCACCGCAGCCGTTGCAGAGCTTGACGGAAGGAGACGACATCTTTGCTTGGTGGACGAGGGGGACTTTAGCTTGCCGCCGGCCACGGCTTCAAATTTTAGCGCGGCCTCGCTAAGACATGAAAAAGGCAGTGTTGCTCCCAGCAACAGCCCAGCCACAACACCCCTTCTTACACCTGTCTCTCACTTGCCCTTCTTGGGGGCAGCACCCCTCCTACCCTGGTTCGCTTCCGTAGCGCGGGTTCCCTTTCCAGAGTGGAGACGGCCGTGGCCAGTGCTCTTTTCCTTTGATCCCTTATGTCCCTGCTTCTTTGTCTGAGGCGGATCCATGGTTGCTTTGGGGGGACTTACCTTAGCACGCCACCGATCCCTTCAACTTTTACTCAAGCAAAAAGAGGTTGTTTTGTCTTTTTGTCTTTTTGTTTTTGTTGTTTTTGTTTTATTTTGTTTTGGGATTTTGTTTGGTGTTAGACTCTCTACTCTGCAGCTGCCTCTGCGGCTGCCTCCGCGGCCTTCTTGGCCTTGCGGGCAGCCACCTTAGCCTTGTGCGCCTCCAGCTCCTCAGGCGTCATCTCACTCAGCTTCTTGGGGCCACGGCGCTTCTGCGAGGTCGCGCTTCCCGCATCAGATGCTCCAGAGGAGACGTGCTTCTCAGTATCAGGCTCTCCACCTCCAGCTGCCTTCTCGGCGGCCTTCTTGGCGCGGTGCGCTGCGAGACCCGCCTTGAGCTTGGCGATGTGCTCGGGCGACTTGAGGAAGGCGATACGCTCGGGCGAGAGCTGCTTCTTCACCTTGGCCTTCTTGGCGGGTGCCGCACCCTCATCCTCGCTCTGCGGGAGCGGGGGAAGAGCGGATGCAGATGCCTTCTTGGACACGCCAGTCACGAGACCCTCGAGGGTCGCGATCTGCGCCTTGATGGACGCGAGAGCGGAGAGGATAGCGAGCTGGCTCATCTTGGCAGGAAAGGAAGGCAGTTTGCTAGTTCGAGGGGGACTTATGGTTGGCCGGCAGGGCACCGTTCAATTTTTTTTGCTGGCGCGGGGCGCTGACGAGACACGAAAAAGAAGGTGTTCTTTATGGTTTTGTTTTTATTGTTTGTAAGAAGGGTCTCAAGCCTTGTAGACCTTCTCCCATGCCGATGCGGCGGCTTCGAGACGACGGAGGCGCTGGAGACTGTACTCGTAGCCAGCCGCATACTCGTTGTCGTTTTCAGCATAGATGTCATCCTGTAGCATCTCGAGCGCGGCAATCTTAGCGGCGAGGAAGCCAGATGCAGAGGACAGCATCTGGCCTCGCGCAGTCAGATTGAGGACGTTCTCCTTGACGTTCATGGCGCGGCGGAGGTTGCGGAGATCCTTGCGGATCTGCGGCGTCGTCCACTCATCGAACTGCATGACGTTGAGCTCTTCAAAGATCGTCGTCCAGAGCTCACGCAGCGGGCACAGGGTGTGAGCTGCCGTGCGAGGAGACACCAATGAAGAGGCCATGGTTGCGTCTGGGGGGACTTGTAAGTGCCGGGCACGGCGCGGTTCAAGTTTTACACTGAAGATGGTGACAGAGGCATACCAAAAACAAAAAGAGGTTTTGTCTTTTGTTTTGGGGTTTTGTGTTTTTGTCTTTTGTTTTGGGGTTTTGTGTTTTTGTCTTTTGTTTTGGGGTTTTGTGTTTTTGTCTTTTGTTTTGGGGTTTCTTTATCTTCACGCGAACACGTCGATGCTCTCGGTCTCGATGTCGTACACACCGAGGCGGTCGCCCACGACCCACTGGCTCGCGATCTCGTAGACCTCGAAGGTGTCCTGCTGAAGGTAGTAGGACTTGCCGCCGATCTCGACCTCGGCGAGGTTGAGCTCCTCAAACTCCTTCTTTGCAGCGGCGAGCGGGTCGACGATGACGACCTTCTTCACGGGCGCGGCCGCAGGCGCAGAGACCACCGCGGGTGCGGCGGTCTTGAGGGCGGTCTTCTTGGCCGGCTTAAGAGCCTCGGGGTCGCGGCCCTCGAGGGCGGCCTTGCGGCGCGACGCCTCCTTGAGGGCGGTCTGCCAGCCGAAGCCCGAGTCCTTGGCGGACGCAGCCTTCTTGAAGGCCGCCTCATCCATCGAAGAGACGTCGACGCCCGCGGCCGCCGCCATGGTCTTCTGCGTCTCCTTAACGAAGAGGTTCCACGCCGCCGGACCCTCCACATTGGTCGTCGCGCGCTTCTCCTTCTTCGCCTTGGTGGTCTTCGAAGACTCCATGGCCGCCTTGAGACCCGCCATCTCTTCGCGCATGCGAACAACCTCGGCGAGCAGGGTCTTCATGTCGGCCGACATCTTTGCTGTTAGGCAGGAAGAGGTGGTCGATTGAAGTTGCTGTTCGAGGGGACTGTTGGCTGTTGGCCGGTTCAGACATCAATTTTTATCTGAGGGTGAAGATCTTGGCAAAGTAGTCTTTGGACGCTCTCTAGCATTGGTTACCTTGTCTTCAATTTTTATGTAAAAGTGAAGACATACCGTGGTTGAAGACCTCTTGAAGACATATTCTTTGTGAAGACCATATGAAGACCATATATGGGCATCTTACGGTATATCTTCACTCTAAGATAAAAATTGAATAACGGGGCGGCCGCCATAGTTAAGTCCCCTCGAATAGCCACCTAGTCATCTGCCTCCTACGCTATACCTGGGAACCCTGAAGACCACAATGTCTTCTGCCGCCGCTTCGTGCCTTGCGCAGGCCGTGCGCCTGGTCGTCACCACCGAGCTCGACGCCGTCATGGACTTCGAGGAGCCGGTTGAGCTGTGCCTTCTTCGCGATGCGCTGGCTACGGCGCGCGAGACCATGCTGAAGAAGCTGGAGTCTTCAGCGCCCGGCGGCCTCTTCAGCCTCGATGACCTGTATTGGTCGCTCAGCTTCGCCTGGGCGGACGTGCAGGACTACGTCGAGGAGGCCAACAAGAAGGTCATCAACGACGCGGCCGGCTTCCGCTCTGAGTGGCTTTGCGTGAAGAAGCTGGCGGACGGCACCATCGTACCTGATCGCCCGCGGCATTACTTCTACCAGACGCTGATGGATCAGAACACCTGGCTCGGGGTGGATGAGGATGAGGACGAGCCTTCCTTTACCTCGCCCCGCCTCACCGCCTGCGTCTGGTAGGCACAAGACCCAAACCCCAAACAAAAGACAAAAGATCCAAACCCACAAAAAAGACAAAAACACCTCTTTTTGTTTTTCGTGTGTCTCCCCCCATCTTTACATAAGAACCATCTGTAAAAGTTGAAGCGGCATGGGCGCGGCAACATCAGTCCCCTTGAACAGCCATCTTTCAGCAACACGCACATAAGATGGCTCTCCGCCGCTCCGCCCGCCTGGAGAACAAGAAGCGAGAGGAAGCCTATCGGCTCGGCGAGGTCTTCATGGCGGCCGCTCGGCAGTTCTGGGAATCCACTGGAGATATCACGCTCCCGCGGCCTATCCGCCGGCTAGAGCGGATCTTCGAGGCGGCGCTGCGGAAGTGCTCGCCGCGGGGGCAAGTTCTGGTGAAGTGCCACTTGTACGACCAACCCGTCCCCGCGGGCATTGAGGACGAGTAAACAAGAAACAAAGATAATCCTAAAGACAAAAACACAAAAACAAAAGAAAACACCTCTTTTGTTTTTGTTTTTAGGATCCATCTGTAAAATTTGAAGCAGCCAACGCCTGCTAGCCATAGTCCCCCAGAAAGCAACCTACCCTCTCACACGGTTCTTCTGGGTTTGTCGTGTACGATGTCGTCAGCCGCCAACGCCGAGCTCTACGACGCCGTGAAGGCCAAGAAGCCGCTTGACTACAAGACGCGCAAGGCGCTGCTCACGCACTGGACGCCCAAGATCGCCAAGGCCATCTGCCGCACCGTGTACCCTGACTTCCGTGGCACGTATGAGCAGCACCTCTGGCTTCTGACGCACAAGGCGGCGGAGACGGAGCCGACGAGCAGTCTCTACCGCCCAGGCGGCGGCTACACAACGTATGCAGAAGAGGCACGCCAGAAGGGCATCCTCTTCCTCTGGCCGTACGCCCGCATCGAGGACACGCGCCTCTGCGGTCCCTCTCACTACCTGCACTACATTGTGCGGTACGAGAGGGAGCGGGTCAACGCCATCCTTGCTGGCGCTAGCCGCTGCTCCGAGCGTCTAAACGCTAAGTACCTCGCCGAGGCGCTGCGGCTCTACGAGGTCTATGCGGCGCTTCCTCAGTCTCGTTCGCAGCGGTTTGACGAGGACGAGGACAAGCCTCCCCCGCCCTCTGCCGCAGACATCAAGCTGCGCAAGCAGAGGCGCCTTGCTCTCAAGGCGTCCGTCAAGGCACAGATGATGCTCACGGCCGACAACCAGATCGAGTTCAAGGCCATCGCCTACGGATGGACACACCTCAGGAAGCAGGCACCCGCGGCTAAGAGCACGTGCGCCGCCGCCCAGGAGATCGCCGCAATCGACACGCAGATCCAAGCGCGCCGATACTAGAGACACACCCTCTTACATAACCAAAAACAAAAGAAAAATAACAACCCCCCCCAAAAAAAATAATTTTTGTCTTAATTTATCATTATCTTTACCCCTCTTTTACATGATGTAAAAATTGAATCGCCAGCCGCCCACCAACTATACGTCCCCTCGAACCGCAACCTTCTATCTCCTCGCTCCTTCCGAACGAAAGATAAAATGGCTTCGATGAACTACTCCGCAGCTCTGGCTACAAAGAAACCCGCGCAGCCCGAGATGACGTACGCGTCCGCACTCGCTGCCTTCTACGCAGTCATGGCCGCAGACCCGCGCATTGTCGCGCTTGAAGAGCGCTCTTGGGGTGACGTGGCCTATGAAGATGAGTTGGAGGAGGCGCGCCGCGTCCCTCGCGCTCCCAAGAAGGTCGCAGCGCCTGCGAGTATGCGCTGCATGGCTTCAGCCTGCTCCTTCCTCACGATCAACCCCTGCGATCTTGACGAGCAGAGCATCTGCGCCAGCTGCAACGCGTCTAGCAATGGCCGCATCCAAATGCGCGCGCCAAGCGAGATGACAATGAAGGAGCTGGAGAAGGCGCAGCACGACCTCGAAGAGGAGCGCAAGGAAGCTCGGCGCGCCGGCTTTGATCGCTTCCGCATTGACAACCTCAACGCCGCCGCCCAGGCGATCCAGGAAGCCAAGGACGCCATCGTCAAGCGCCTCGACCTGAGCGCCGTGTAAGACACATACACCCTCTAACACAAATTACAAAAACAAATAAAACATACTATAACCTAAACGAAAAGAAAATCAAACACTCTTTTTAATGCCGCGCGCCTTGCGCGCCAACCATATAAGAATCTTTATCTTTACATCCCGCTCACCCCAGCAAAAAAAATTGAACGCCCGCCGGCGAGCCAACCATAAGTCCCCTCGAACCAGCCAGCATCCTTCCACTTGCCGCCTAGATCGAGTTCAGAATGAGCCAGTCCTCTATCCTCGCCACTATCGCTGAGATGAAGCGCCAGATTGCAACTCTGGAGAGCCTCCTCAACACGGTCGAGATGCCGCCGTCAGCCAAGGAAGCCGCCGCGCCCAAGGTCAAGAAGGTGCTCTCGCCCGAGCATCTCGCCAAGCTCAAGGCCGGCGCAGAGGCTGCCCGCCTCAAGAAGGCAGAGGCTAAGGCCGCCGCAGGTGGCTCTTCAGCCTCCTCTGTCGTCTCTGCGCCGCATGAGAGTGATGCTGATAGCAGCACCTCTTCGCAGAAGCGCCGCGGCCCCAAGAAGCTCGCCGACATGACGACCGAGGAGCTGGAGGCGCACAAGGCCAAGGTTGCTGCCAATGCCGCACTCACTCCTGAGGAGAAGGCGGCCAAGAAAGCGGCGGCCGCAGCCAAGAAGGAGGCGGCGGCTGCCAAGAAGGCTGCTAAGGAGGCCAAGGCGTAAGAGTCACAACCAAAACAACCAAACCCCCAAAACAAAACAAAAAAACAACAAAACAAAAAACAACAAACCAAAACAAAACAAATTTTTACGTGTAGTACCCGTATAAATTTGAGTGTCTTACTAAACTCTTTTTACATGTCCCTGCAATGGATCAAGATATAGACTACACAATTAAGTACGTATTAGATATCATAGATCCAGATGCAACTGTTGAAAAGATGATAACACTATGTGAAGTGTATCAACAGCCATCCATAGATATTGAACTGTTTCGGTTTGACCGTTACACTCAGATTGAGACTACAGGCACACTCCTATACACAACTATTAATACAGAAGAATTTCAAACCTGGCTCAAGATGCATCTGTCAGACTACTTTACACTGCTCCCATATGACTTTGATTATATTGTTGCGGGTTCAGATGCAGACGTAATTCGAGACGATATTCTTGTCTGTGCGCGGTTCTCACTTCCAACCCATTATCACAATGGAGAACCATGCTGGGAAGAAGAGAGAGACTGTATACCATGCAATCGTTGCGGAGGGCGTATGGAGCCAGGTGCGTATTCTGGACTAGGTTGTTCTCGTGCCTGCGCCTACAGCCGCTAAAATTGAAACCCTCGCCCACGCACAGGAAATGTCCTCCTGTGAAAATGACGACCATCACTCTTCCTTCCTTCACGCTTCCTGTTTGCGACATGGCATGCCAGGATCAGTTTGTAGTGGCCTCAGGGACGTTCGGCCTGATCTTTATCAACATCTTCTTCTTCTACATGATGTGTGCACCACCGCGTCAGCGTGAGCTGACTCCCATTGAGATTCTTACTGTCCGCCTCGACTCCCTCCAGAAGGAGGTTGTTGAGCTGATGGCTCACAAGATCATCCACACAGATATCCTCGGCGAGCTGTCAGACACTCGTGATGTTGTTGGCGACCTGCGCCGAGAGTTCCGTCAGAAGATTGCACTTCTCACGGAGGGATTTGAGGTGTTGGATACGGACGAGTTTCATAGCTGGGGAAAGACTCTGAAGTCCAAGATGAACATCCTCTAAGAAGCCAACCCTGCTTTCAAACCTCTAAATTCATCTGCTGTGTGTTGACTACTTACATGTTCAACGCCTTGGAGATGAACAAGGTTTTTTATCTTTCCCTCAAGAATCTTAAATGAAAGTGCTAGAGATATGACCCTCTCAAAGGTTCCTGCTAAATGGCGCGTATTCCATCCAAGCTTTCTCAGACAGAATGGAACACTGAACTCTACAAAGTCCATGCATTCAAAGAAGAGATTGGTTGGAAGAATGAATGTATGGCAAAGAAAAAGAGGTATACACTTCACATTTTCGAACGTGTGTCTCGTATCTGCATAGGTATTATACAGATCAAGAAGTTCACGCCATTCTGTTTGATTAAGAGGATTGCTATATAATGCATCAAATGTATAAGGGTACATGAAAAAGAGAGTAGGAACTCCCTTATTAATAATAGTTTCTGCTTGGCGGAAAGAATCTGCTGGTAAAATCATATCGTATTGACCAAATCCTACATACTCTTTTTTGACATACTCGCGATTACGATTAAGATGAAAGAAAACAGAGTTTTGATAATAATTGCACATCTGCATGAGAGGATCATACTTAGGAAGAGTATACTCTTTTAACAAACATTCAGAAGGTATCCAAGAAGGTATTTCCTTGGGTACAGCTTCGTTTACAGCAACCCATCGAAGCATCTTTCGTTTTTCTTCATCTGTGAATGTTGTATAGTTTCCAACAAATAGGTGTAGATGAAAGACAATAAAGAACTCCATTTACAGATCTATATCTAGATATAATACAGTATCGGCATTAAGTGTGAAAGTAAAAAAAATAAAAAGAAAAGTGGTAGAGAGGTGTGGATAGGAAGGGGGGCGGCAAAAACGGGAGGTAAGAATCCTGGGAGGTAAGAATCCTGGGAGGTAAGAATCCTGGGAGGTGT